ATAAACGCCCGACCGGATAGCAACCGGCTCCAATTCCATTATGGGAACACTGCATCTTGATGGTGCGATTTCTTAAACAACCCATCCATTACAACTGTCTACCACGCACCTGCCAAACAGTGTTTTTAGGGAGTTGAGTGAAATAGGGAAGAGAGGAATCGAACCTCTATTGTTTACCACTTGGAAACTGATTTACAGTCAGCCGCAACACCGCCAATCGTTGCCGCTTCCCCAAAATGCGCGGACACCTCACTCCATATCTCTGTACGCGACCGCGCTACGCATACAGTATCAGATCAGCTCGGCACCATCGGAACGGAAGGATTCGAACCTTCAATCCGGCTCTCGTTGTTGTTTTCCGTGTACACGCCACTTTTACCAATTAAGCTACGTTCCGAAACCGCCATCAGACGGTTAGCAATAATGTTTATCGTGCCATGCGTTGCACTATCCTGTGCGATATCACAGGAAATAGGCTGGTGAGGATTTGCACCTCACATAACAACGACTTTCCACAACGGGTAACACCCTTAACAGGTTCCTTCATTGCCTTGTTAATTCAATGACTTGTTCCTAACCAAAGCGTGGTTGTCTTATGCTTAAGCGTCTACCTTTTTCCGCCACAGCCTAATTGTATTTTTGACAGCTCAGGCACCGTGGGATAGATGCCCGAACTATCAATAGGAATCCGCCTGTATTGCTCGTCAGCAAATTACGGGACAACCATCATCCAACACCAAGCGTTCTTCCGCCTTGCCGCACTCCGCGGCAAACGCCACCGGACGGTCTCGCACCGTCCTTAACAGAAACGTCCTAGTGGCGAAAGGAGAAATACGAACTTTTCGTATTCCGAGATAAGCTTTACACTTATCTCTCAATCGGAACGGCAGGAATTGAACCTGCGACCGCTCGGATATAAGCCGAGTGCTCTACCATCTGCGCTACGTTCCGTCACAGCGCGCATAGCGCGCCGTTTATGATAGTATTTTTGATCTTTTTATTTTGCCGACGTCCACTAACACCGAATAATTGCTTGCGCCGAGTTTTTTCTTGCAAAAACCGAATGCCAGTGGACTTAAGCTATACTGGATGCTCCGACTTCTCAGACTGGTGCTCAGCGTCACTGTCAAGATCCAGAACGTCGGTTTCTCCCGTATGTTTTTTTCTGCTTATATGTATTCTTCCGACCGTAGTTAAAATTTCCGGCAGGAATCGAATACCAAATATCGGGTCATACAAAACCATATCATCATCTCCACATTGCAAATATATTAACAAGAAACAATGCAATAAGTGATCCCCAGACTGCCACAGCGTCCTTTTCGTTTCTGCTATCTCTTCCAAGCAAGAAAAACGTCAAAATCGCAAGGGCATCAAATGTTGTTATGACTGTTTTTAAAATCAACATAATTTACCTCCATTTTCAAAACTTCCCGTACCGGACTCGAACCGATAAATGCTGGGATCAAAACCCAGTGTCTTACCATTTGGCAAACGAGCAATGCAAGCAATCTATTTCTCCGGCATATAGTAAACAAGGTTATCAAATACTGTTGCTGCCATCCTTGGATCATCCATCTTGACGCATCTAATCGGTGTATTTTGTGATGCTGCAACTAATGCAGAGACTTGTTTCTCGTCCATATTTGTGCAAACTACCTGTACAGGCGCATATGCTTTATGCATGTCCATAAATACTTCTGCCGCTCGTTCTGGTGTAGCATATTTCCCAATGACAAAAGTTCTTCCATCAAAAGTAGCGCTTATGCATTCATAGCTTGTTCTAAATTCGGTCCGGTCAAAATCATATGAAGCATCTTTTTTCTGTGACACAACCCTCATTCATCTTCCTCCGATCCATCCCAATCCGGACAAGAAAACTCTTTTTCTACATAATCTCCGACATATTCGCTCTCATTGTTTGTGCAAAAGTAATCTCCATTCTGCTCTTCACAATAATCGCAATTAAAACACATTTCTAACATTTTATTTGCTGCCTTTTGGAATCTTTTTGAATTTTATTATCGAGTGTAATTTTTGAAATTTATCTGATGTGAATTTGATTTGATTGTCTTTGATGTGATTATCGATAAAGTATTATCGCACTATACCATGTGCTATATCCGATTCTGTATATCCCAATACTTTACGTCTACAACTTCCGAATGTACTTCGGTCAAGCATTCTATTTTCCTATTGACCATATCCCGGAAACTAATTTCAGAATCCGATTCTATTGGTTTCGTGATTTTGAGTGGTCTCATATAGTCCCTCCACGATAGACAGGCCTTTTTGTTTTTGAGGATATTTGAGGGACTTAGTAGGCAGCTCCTTCTGGGCTTTTGCAACCCCCTCCCCCTCCTGCTGGCTGCTTCTTTCGGCGTTTGTCTTTTCTTTAAATTGTTCTAATTGTTCGTGCAATTCTCTGTTTGCGTTCTAACTATTCGTTAAACCTAAGTTTCTTAAACTGTTTAAACGAAAGCATGCGGCGTAAGGCTCTTAAATACTGGGGCTTAAATTGTTTGAATTGTCTATCACAATTTCACTGCTGTTCGGTCTCGAATTGTCAAAGTTGTCCGGCAATCCTGCACAATTTGAACCATCCAAACGAGGAAGTTCTGCCGCTGTTGCGACCCTTCTGGCTGACGTCTGATCTCTTACTCCAGGCATGTTAAACCCACAGTACTTGTTAAGCGATGGCATGTAACACATTGGGTTATTCTTTCCAGAGGTCTGTAAACCAACAAGACTTTCCTCTCTCATTTCGTCAATCTTTTTGCAAATGTCGGAATGCTCGGAACTTAGCGCCTTATGGCTCCAATCGTTTAGTGTGTCCCTGTGTATGCCTGTGAAAAAAGTGAATCCAACAATATTTATCACCTTTTCATAATCATTGCACAGATTGACATATAAGTCTAATATATCATTTACTTTTTTACTGTCATAATAATTTAAAGCATTATCCTGCATAAGATATACAGGATTAACTTTAAACACATGTTCGCATACATACTGACAGCAGTTATACCACCTATTTTGTGATACCTTGCACATATCCGTTATATTTCTGTCATCCATCCAGAGGTGTATATATTTGTCAATGTCATCTTTGTATATCTCGTCTATATCTACTCTTTCCGCTCTCTGTGCATCTGACATATATATACCTCCTTTCTGGACCATAAAAATAAACCGATACAATCGAGATCATCAAGATCTTAACTGTATCGGCTGCATGACTTCCGTTTCCGTTCTCCGGGTCCTGTGCGCTTTCTGTTGCCCGGATGCTTTTTAATTTACGATAACAATATCATTTGTGTATAGCCTTTGTCAAGTATAAATTTAAACTATTGGGTATATCGCATATATAGATTATATCCGCGCGTGTTAAAGTATATAGTTTATGATTTTTGTACTGTTGATATATACTATATAATATTTACTCCTTGATAAAAAAATACAATGTATTGGAGAGAATATACTAATCTTATCTACGTTTCCATTCTGTATCCATTCTGTATACAAAATTTACCGCTTTAAAGTGTGAGTGTTTGAATACATCAAAAAAGAGAGGTAAAAACCTCTCTTTCTCTAGCTTTTATAAGCAGTATGCGATATAGTAAACTTTCCCAGCATCTTTTACTATTCCCCAATCAGGGAGAATCTTCTTTCCTTCTATCATCTGCTTATATTCTTCCCGCTCTTCCTCATCAACTCCCCATTCGTCCATGTATTGCGTGAAATTCTCTTCGAAGTCTGTGAAAATCGTTGATCCGTTTTTCAAGTGCTTTTCTGCTTCTCTTTTTGTGCATCCGTCTTTCATTAAGATTTCTACGTCCGTCATGATTCATTCTCCTTTGCTTAATCTTGCTTGTTGTTACTGGGCGGCTTTTGCGCTGCCCTTTCTGGCTTTCGCCTTATTGCCTTTCGACAATATTATAATATCATATGTTTATCACTTTTGCAAGTGATATTTTAAAAATTATTGTAATTTCTTTTTTAACTCCAAATCTTCCGGGCTCTCTACATAGATAAATAGGTCTTTCGGCTGCATATCCAAAAGCAAGCAAAGATTGTTTATACTTTTGGCGTTTATGTTTGTATCCTCATTTTTAATCTTTTTTAACGTGTCCTGGCTTAATAAACCGCTAGTTTTTGCCTTGTAAGAGTTAAAGCCGATACGCTCCAAAGCATCCCCAACGTCAAATCTATATTTTAGCATTGCAGTCCTCTCCTTCCCTAATTGCCTTTATAAATAGATCATATATTTACACGTTGGAAAAGTCAAGAAAAATATTTCTTAAAAAAGTGATATTTCATATTGACTATAACTAAAAAAAGTGATATTATAATACCAATAGGAAAACAAAAATATTATTCCAGGAGGAGATCTCATGAATGAATTAAATTGGTTAGTGGTTGATAAAATTCAAGCGTCAAAGTTTGAACCGGAATACAAGAATGTTGTGGCTGCTTTTAACTCGCTTGTGCTTGCAGAAGATTTTATAAATTTAGTTATCCCAGAAGCAACAAGAAAGCGTTTTTATATCGAGCATAGATAAAAAAGCCGAAACGGTCAGAAATGACCGTCAGCTGCGGACCGGTCGCCGCGGCTCTGACGATGGCAGACCGCATAAAGAAAGAGAGGTTTTGAACATGGGAAAATATATCATGGTTGCAACAAATGAACAGATAGAAAGAAGCAAAGCGCGCAGAAAAGCCATTGAAACATTGGAATATAACCAAATGTGTTACAACTGTAAAAATTTTGGAAAGTCCTGTAAAGGATCAAAAAACAAAGTATATAGCGGATGTATACATAAAGAAATTGACGAGTCCAAGCCGTCTATTTACGCAAAGATCGCAGAACAAGTAAAATAAGTCGAAACCGCCCGCGGGCGGTCTGCAGGAACTGCCCCACCTGCACCGATGAGACAGGGCGCACAATGAAAGGATGGTTGATCGTATGAATAAATTAGAAGAAGCTGAGAAAGCATTTTTGAAAGTTAGGGATTATTTTTTAGAAACCCAAGAAGATTTCGCGCTGGCGAAGGCGTATAGCAAGCCCTGGAAGTGGTACAGAGAACACACAACAGACGAAGCTATCGAGATTTTAAGAGCGGAAGTAAGCGCATAAGAAAGCGGCGGCGTTTACCGGGGTTCAATTCCCCGGCTTGCTTTTACCCGGAATAACCGGAAAGTTTTAGAATAGGGGGGGAAAACTATTATGTTGACAAAAAAACAAATTTTAAAAGATTTACCTTACAAAACGATTCCAGCGTGTGAAGTGGCTTATAAAAACCTTTTCAAAAACGTTTTTGAATTTGAAGGAATCGACGCGGAAGAGCTGGAGAAAATAAAGGCGTGCATTACGATGATTTTTTTCTCAATGAGACATGACAGCGAAAATCAGATTTCGCGCACTTTGAAAACTCCGGCGCGGATATCGTCATTTTATTCTTATAAAGCCGGAAATTACGAAAAAATGTATGATTTTTTAACAAATTAAGCCGGGGCTTTCCCGGCTTTTTTACGATTTTACATTTTAAAAACTAAGGTGTATTATTAAAAATAATCATCTGGGGGGTTTATGTATGGCATTTCTAAATAAAGGCGGTAAACGGATTTCTTACGAGTGCGGCGACTTAATCGAGGAACTGCGGGGAGATATCGCGGAATTTGGCGGCGATTTAATTCTTGAAGTCGTGACAGAAGAACGGGAAGGCGTCGTTCTTTATAAAGATTATAATTTTATCGACAACGACAAAAAAACGGCTTTCAAGCTCCAGCCGGGCGAGAGCGTGAAGCGCATGACAGCTACGGCATTATTAGAACTTTATAAGCTGGAAAATTCTATTTTTTGAGTTGTCAGAATATTTTAGACAACTCTTTTTGTCAAAAGTTGAACTTGCACTTGCAAAAAAGTTTCAAAAAATTTTTGCGAAAATCTGAACAAAATTCTCAAAATCTCAAAAACGGTTTTTCGTGCCGAAATCTGAACCCAGGGGGGTATCAAATTTTTTCCGAATATTTGGTCGAAAATTTCAAAAATTTTTTAAAAATTAAAAACCGAAAATCCGTGTTCAGTTCTTAAGGCAGGGGGGATTGAAAATTTTTCCGAAAGGTCTCGGCTGTAAAAATCAAAGACCTTGCGGCATAATCGCTCCTGCTTAATTCATCCATCAACTTTTCCCTTGTCATTTCCGGATTTGTCTTTTGAACATACCTTAACAATTCATCTACTTTTTCCATTATGCTGCCCTCCAATCAATGTTTGCCATCAAATCATCCAGCAAATAAATCAAATCTGCCCCATACAGGCTTATCCAGTCCGCGAGATACTCTTCCTGCTCAATCGGCATATGAATGTTATAGGAAAAACAAAAACAATGGCAAAGCTCATGAGCCAGTATTTTGCGCAAATAGCCATTTTTCGGTTTATCTGAAACATATATAGCCCTGTCGTTCCAATCGGTCACAGCAAGGCTGGTAGAGCCATCAGAGCGCATCAGCTTTCCGCTTGCACTGTGAACAAATTCTATTTTCCATTCAATACCATTTATTAAAAACATATTTTACCTCCAAAAAAGAAACCACCAGCCAAATATCAGCTAGTGGTTTCTAAATTCATGCTTATTTTACCTTTTATTCTTCAATAAGTAGGTAATTGATGTATCTTGTCGCCGTATCGTTGAGGTCTCTATTAAAATCAAGCAGATCAAGAGCGTATTCCGGTGGATATCCATAACTGGCGTAATATGCCTTTTCGATTGCGCGTAAGTTGTGCAGATCCGATAATTCCACGAGAATCTTGTGATATAAAAATTTTCGAGTCCAACCAAACCGTTCCAGGATTATACTTAACTTCCAGTTGTTCTTTGAAAACCATGTTTCCGTTTCATGTTTCCATCGAATCTCCCAGTGCTCAAACGGGTCTTTCTCCGGAATTTCAGCCTGCGTATTTTTCAGAGCCTGTTCCATGTCGTGGAAGCGATTGATGTATTGAGCCGTGAAAGCCGTTCCCTTAACTCCGGTCAGCTTGTGCGCGATAAATTCGCATCCTTTCTTGGTAATGTCGTAGCAAGGTCTGCTTTGGTTGTTAGCATCTTTATATGTATTTTCTCGAAAGAAATCAACCAACGCAATTTTGCTCTCGTTGCCCAAGCCAATATTGGCTTGGGCGATTTGCGATGTATATCGCCGTATATCTTTCAATAATTTGCCGTGTTCTTTCCCAACCATTTCCGAAACTTCCATACTGGTTAACGTCTGTTCTAATTGTTTCATATAAATATTTTTCATCAGCAAATCCCCCATTTCTGCTTAAATGAAATAATTGTGTTCAAAATAAACTGCAAAAATTTTTCGTCCTGTATGTTCTGAATTTCTGTGATTAATTGCTCTTTCATCTTGCACCGCCTTTCTTTACAAGGCGGTAAATACCGTCGTGATCTATTACGTCCTCATCATTCAAATCTGCCATAAATATTACAACGCCGCGCAACAATTTTTCGTTATCACATTGGATTGCAAGCCGAGAAAGCAACGATCTGTACTGCTCAATTTGGCTCGGTAAATAAGTTCCATCCTTTTTTATGATTTCATTTCTGAAAATGTCCTTAAGAATTTCGCTGGCAATATCAACCTCATCGGATTCGTTCGGCAGTCCGAGCAAATTCATGGCTGATGTTACCACTTTGCGAAAACCAATCGGAGAAAAATTATCAATGTCCGTCTCGGTACTCCAACCACGGTTATACTTCATCCTCTCGATTTCCACAACATGATTCACTTTCTCCATCAGCGCGTCACTATTAAGTATCGTTCTTACAATTTCTTCAATGCTTCTCATAGATTTTACCTTCCTTTCGTTTGCTGTTTGACAACCATTCCAAAAAGCGGTATAATCCATGTATCAACCGCTTTTGGTGGCTGTAAGTGTAAGAGTAACCGTTACTTGTCTAGGGCTTCGGTTGCTCTTATTTCGTTATAGACCTTATCAATCCCTTTCATTACTACATCATATTGTGTCATTCCGGTCTTTTCACAGCAATATAGAAGTTTTTCTCTATCTTCTTCTGTTGCTCTTACTTTTATAATGTTATTTTTGGGATTATCTGTCGGTCTGCCTGTTCTTGGTGACACTGTTTCATCTCCTTTCTTTTGGGTACACATAAATATTAATATATGAGTACACAAAAGTCAATACCTTTTTGAAAAATTTCCAAATCCACAAATCACTAGCTGATATTCAGTTGTCAATGTTCAAACAAACAGGGGCATTTCTGCCCCTGTCATTACATTTTGGAAACAAGCGTTGACAGCTTGCTTTTTGTCATTGTGCGCTCTTCCGGTGTCATGTCGGAAATAAGCTCCGCCATATCCTCCGAAAGCTCTTTCATATATTTTTCAAGGTCATGCATCTTTGCGTCCTTGTCCTCCGGCGTATTGCCCTTGTGAAGCTCTTTGCTTTCCATGTAGCTTCTGCGGCTCATTCCGCTTTTACCCTCTCTGCGATCACGCATTCCACCATCTGATGCCATTTTAGGTTCTGTGTAATACATTCTGCCAGAGTGACGATCCATATCACGGTCTTGTTCCATTTCCCGGTACATTTCTGGTGTCATGTGCCAGTACGGAGGTTCGTCATATCCTCTCCGCGTTCCTCTTCCCTTTGGCGCAAATCTTCCGTCTGCATACCGGTAACGGTCATAATACCGTCTGCCGTCTCCGTAACGCTCAAACATATCAAGAACCTGCTCTGGGTCTGATTCGTCCATTGATTTTGTAAGCGTCCGGTAATACATGGCTTCCGCAAGGTCTTTAAGCATGTCCGTGACTTTTCCCATCTCTTCTGTATCTACACATTCGATACCTTTTGCAAACTCACACTCTGCGCTTTCAGACAGTTTTTCGATCATTTCGTGCATTCTCTTAATATCCATAAAACCGCCCTCCTTACGCTTCCCGGACTGCAATTAAATTGCTGTTCTGAACTTCGATTGCCTGCGCAGACGTATTCTGTACCGCTACCGTAACACAGCAACCGCGAGGAACGTCCACATATGCCTGCGCCGAAACGTTAAAGAAGTTTTCAACTGCCGCCGGTGTAACAATCATTCGAGTTGACTGCAACGGTTCTCCATCAATTGCAATAGCCAGTGAAATAGCTTCAACTGTGCCACCTGTAGGAATTTGAATGTTTCCAGAATAAGATACCAAAAATCTTGCCCGGCACTGATTTGTAAGTCCTCTTAATTTAACAATGCCACTTCCCTGTCTATGAACAATGCATTTTGTTGCGCATACCGGAGTTTCTGTAAATGCCACATCTTCTCCCTGCGCAACTGTTTGTAATGCAATTCCTGTAAATTCTGCCATAATATGACCTCCTTATTTTAATTCTGCTATTGTTTTTGTATCGGAGCTCGAAAAAACAAATCCGTGGTCTGGAGAAAATTTTTCCATCAATAGCTCAGAATAATCTTTTTTTGCCATTTTTTCTACTGATCCAGTTATTTCCGCAAGAGTTTTAAGCTCCGAAATGTTAAGCTTTTCAAAATCAATCTTTTTGATTGCTTCGATAAATTTATTTTTAATTTCGTCCATGTATTCTACCTTCCTATTCATGAAATAAAGGGCAAACATATTTCAGTCTGCCCTTTGCGATTATAAGTAATACTGCTTTTGCAGACATAGTCGAGTTAAACTCAATTAAGATACTCAATTATTCAATTTTGTGTAGCAACTACTTTTAGCAGCTACATCCTGTGTTGCATCCACAACCATACGCATAAGCGTTAGGATTTGGCACAACATATGCCGGGATTGCAGCTGGATTTACAGCGTTGATGATCTGCTGGGTCTGTGCCGACATTGCAGTAGTGAGCAATGCAGACTGGCGATCCTGTGAAGCGGCTCTTCTTAAGTCGTTATTTTCTGCCTGTAAGGAAGAAATCTTTTCCTGGCACAGGTAATCAAGGATTGCCCTTGTTCCTGCCTGCTGACTGTCAATAATGTCTCTCGTGTTGCTGTTCATGGTGTTCTGCAGCGCACAGGTGTTCTGCGCCATATTGTAGTTCACGCCCTGGATAGCTTCTCTGGTCTCACAGCAGCAATTAGCCAGCTGGGACTGCAAAGCATTCTGTGCCTGCATAAGTGTTACATTTGTGGTATTAAATCCCTGCTGCGTCTGATATCCAAGGTTGCAGATTGCATTGTCTACACCATGGAAACCGTTCATAACGGCGGTATTCTGTGCGTAAAATCCATCACAGAGACCATTTGCAATACCATCTAACTTCCCGATGATAGCCTGCGTGTCAAATCCACGCTGAATTGCAGAGTCGGTGTATGCAGATGCTGTCGCTCCCATGCCTCCGTTTCCTCCCCAGCCATTGCCGCCAAAGCCGCCCCAGCCAAAAATCATAGCGAAGATAATGATAGCCCACCAGCCATCGCCGCCCCACATGCCATCATTGTTTCTTCCGTTTCCTGTCACTGCTGCAATATCAGCAAGACTAGGAGATGCGTTTCCATTAAACATTTTGTTTACCTCCATCTGATTTATTTACAAATGGGATAACCGGTTATTGTGCGCGCAACCCAAAATGTACTAATGATTAAACATACTCATAACCTTTTGCTTTGCTTCATCTACTGTAATTCCTCTTTCTTTGCAGAGATTCTCCGCCATTGTCTTAAGTCCGACCGTATCTCCGCTTTGATACATCTGCATGGCATTTTTAGCCATTGGATTGTTTTGCATCTGCGGAGAATTTATCATTTGGTTCAAAATCATTTGCATCAGATTCATTCGGATTCACTCTCCTTTTTAATTTGAGAAGTTTTTTTCTGTGGAACCGGAATTTTACCAATACGTTCCTCTAACTGTTCAATTTTCCCAAACAGTTCGTCAAACTTTCCCATAAATGCCCCTGTGCACTCGTCTGATAGGTCAAATTTCATTTTTTCCGTCTCATGCGATAAATTGTTAGTCATATCATTTAAAACAGGCTTAAAAACGATTGTGCGGATTGTACCATCTGAGTTCCAGCTTTTGGCGTATATTTCCGACATATCCTGCTTTGGGAAAAACGCCACGCTTCCATCCATCGGCACATCGTTTGCAGTAATATTTTCAACAGAAGGCACAATTTTCCCATTTATTCCAATAGGCGTCATTTGTGTCTGCTGAATTTGCTGTGTTTGCGCCGGTTGAAAATAATTTTGCGGCTGTTCAATTCTTTGCTGATTACCATATGGATTATACCCATATGATGCCTGATAAGGAATTTGCTGACTATATCCCGGTGCCGGATAAACTCCGTTCATGTTCATTTTCTTCAACCTCCTCCAAAACATCCTCGATTGCGTGAATGATAGATGACTGCGTTGACAAATCTAATGATTGCAATTCTTTTCTGGCAAAAATTTTCTCAAGAACATCGTCAGAAAACATTATCATCCCTCCCTTTGCTTATATTGTGGCATAAAAAAAGACGGTAAAACCGCCAGAATACCGTCTAAATAACGCCTGTTTCCCGCCGTATCACCGCCAAAATTGCAATAAAAAAAGAACGCCTTAAGCGTTCGTACGTTTGTTCGTGTTACCTTTGGTGTTACCTTTGATTTTTACTTTCAGAAAAGGCACCATTCAGAATCTCCTTTCTTCCAGTAAAATCAAGGCTTCACAAGGTTTTCAATTTTAAAAAAATAGTAGCGGAAGGGAGATTTGAACTCGGTATCAAACCCCGCAAACCCGCATAAATACTAGGTTTCTTTACACCTAAAGGTGTTACCTCGTGTTACCTTTTACATCGATAGTGCTTTCGCAATGTATTCTTGCATCTCACTCTCTGTTTTATTATTAAAATAATAATGGTCAAGCGTTGTTCTAATATCAGTATGACCCATTTGTGTTTTTATTACAGATTCTGGAACATTTCCATCTATAAGCTTTGTAGCATATGTCTTTCTCGCCTTATGAATTGATCGCTCACCAATTTTAACTTTATCGCAGATCACATATAAACGTCTTGTAAATGCTTGTCCTTTTATCCTTTTACCGTTTTTCATAAAAATATATTCTCCAAAAGGGTTAAGCATTTTTATTTTTCTCATAAGTTCATTGGTATCTTCGGTAATTATAACATCTCTAAATCCGGCATCGCTCTTTGGAAAATTCTGAACATCAAACACATATTTGCCACTATCATCTCGGTATCGTATTTCTGTCTTTGATATATGTATCTTATTTTCTGCAATATCTGACCATGAAAGCGTGGATATTTCTCCAACCCTTAGTCCGGTTTTAAATGCCAAAATAATTCCAAGTTCAATCAATGTAGGCTGGTCTTCCATTATGAATTGTTCAATCAAAAGCTCTTCATCCTTAGAAAAAACTAATTCGTTGTCAGACTTATGATTCCTTTTAAATGACTTCTCCGAAATTTCCAAATCACCCATGAAACTGGTTATGCTCAAGCTGGTATAATGTTTTTTCTTTGCATATTTGAAAATTCCGTTAATCAATATCCGCATATCGGAGTACGCTTTCTGCGTAAGTTCCAGCTTTGAAATAGCTGTTTTTATGAATGATTCCAATATTTCTTCGTCAATATACCGGATTTTTCTATTTGCAATCGGCAAATACTTATTTTCAAAAAATCTTTTAAAATTCGTTTCGTACTTGTCCTTTGTCTGCCTTGTTATTTCACCATATTCCAATTTTTCAGAAATCCAGCTAGAATATACTTGGCTGATTGTCGGTTCATCTTCCATGGCTTTATAAAACTTCACTATCTCGTCTTCTATCGCCTTTTCAGATGTTCTTTTTACAAGTTTTTTCCCTCTCTGGCTTTCTTCGTCGGGCAAATATGTGTAAAACTTACCGTCTTTTCCTTCCCAAATGCTGTAGTTATGTTTTTCAATAAATTTCTTCCTTTCGTTCATCTCAATTTTTTTCTGAATGGTGTCTATGTCGATAATACCATTTTCAATGGCAAAATTCAACAATTCACTTTTAGAAAGATTTTCCGTTTAAATCACCTTCCAATCTCTTTACTTTTTGCTTTATATCAAAGATACGCCTTTCTACTGTTCTTAGCGGAATACAAATTTTCATTGATATTTCTTTTGGTATAAATCCACGGGCAAGAAGAGAAAATATTTCCTCTTCCTGCTCCGTAAAATTGGCGTTTTCAATAATTACTTCAAGCTCTGGCTTAGTCAGTTTTGAAAACTTCATAAGCCAATATCCTCCAATATTTTATTCCTCTCCCTGCCAGATCTTCGGTGTCCCGTCTGCATTGAGCATAACGGTACATCCGGTACCATTCCGCTGATACACCAGATACATGACGCCTGCGTCTTTGTCCGCATAGATACCGTAATCCCGCCAACCTTCTACCAATACCATCGTATTATCCTGCCCTGCGCTGACGTTTGCCATGTCACTGCATCCGGCGATCAAGAGTGTTGCTGTTAAAATTGCTGCTAAAATTTTCTTTTTCATAACTGCTCCTTTTCTCTGCTCTCTTCTTCCTCGATTGCCTTATAAAACTCGCTCGCTTTAATTTCTGTCATAAAGTCGAGTAGCTTTACTTCTACATTCTCCGCCGAACCATATAAAACATCGCCGATCATAAAGCACCTTGTGCTATATTTCCCACAAAATCTCATTCCGTAGCAGAAGTAATTCGGTTTTTTCGGCTTTGGTACCGTCTTTGCAATCTCAAGCCAATCCTTGGTAATTTGGCAGTTTGCTCTGAAACGTCTAACACCGTTTTCGTAATATAATTTATTTTTTGTAAGCATACCCTGAAATTTCTGCAAATCATTTTCAGTTGGAATAATTATTACCGCTCTATCGTCTGGAATATATTGCGTCGACTCAATCCCGTGTTCCTCCGAAAATTTCTTAAATGCCTGCGCATTCGCTTTTACATCTTTCTGATACTGTACATATGCTTTATAAAAATCACTGTCTTTGTTAATTGTAAAAAATTTCTCCATCTATTTATCCTCTCTTTCCGCCCCGCCGCATTACTGCTGGCGGAGCTATAGCTGTTTGACCTCATGTAAACCGGAGCTGTCCGGCCTGCTACTCTACATAAAGTCAAATAAATTCGTTTGCGCTTCATGCTGTTTCAAGCGTTTCTTTGACAAATCATAATAATATTTGTCCTTTTCAAATCCCACGTATTGCAATCCGGCATCATGCGCAGCCATAAGGCTGCTTGCACTTCCTACGTGTGTATCAAGAAATTTCATACCGCGCTCTGCATATCTGCTAAATATCCAATCGTATAATGCTTTTGGCTTCTGTGTAGCGTGCAATCTATCTTTTTCATTTGACATTCCTACCCATTCTTTAGCAGTTCCGTCAAGATTAGTCCAAGCATACTCGCACATTGAAAAACTTACATTTTCTGATATTTGTGGTTTTCTCCAGACAAGAAAACATTTTGTTGGTGGAAGATAAAAGTAGTTACCCCCCCAAATAATTTGCTTCTTACTTACTCTGAACAGTTCGTCAAAGTACTTTTCATCCGGTATTTCGCTATCCCAATATGCTTTTGGATAAGCAGACTTCTTGTCTCCTTTTCGTCTTCCTATGTTGCAGTTAATATTTATTCCATATGGAGGATCTACAACGGCAATATCGAAATACTTATCTGGGAATTCCTTCATACCATCCATACAATCCATGTTGTAATAACCGAAATCCATCATGGCATCACCTCCGGAAAGTCTTCAAATCCCATCTGTTCATCTTTTTCAAAGACAAGCATTTCTCCCTTGGCTCTCTGATAAAAATTGCGATCAATTTCAAATCCGAAAGCATTTCTCCCTATCTCAGCTGCCGCGCGCAATGTACTACCGCTTCCGCAACACGGATCAATAACCACGTCGCCCGGGTCCGTAAAAATCTCAATCAGTTTTTTCAGTACCACAACCGGTTTCTGCGCTGGATGTATCTTCGGAATGTCCTTTCCGTCCTTTTCCCAGGTAAACCGGTTGAAGATCATATGCCCCGTACCTCTGATGGTTTTCCCATCTTCATCAAATTTTGCCCCATTTCTGAACTTTGGCAACTTGTCCCGATACAGTACCAGAGCATACTCTGTAGCTCCTACAACACGCATATTTGCTTTAAGAACCTGCGGGCTGTAATTTTTTACAAATACAAGCGGTATGTAATGCTCAAATCCATGCTTCTTTGCCGCCGCAATCAATGTCTGCATCTGCTCAAAGGCGCAGAACACGATCATGCACGGCGCGTCAGAACTTCGCCCTCTAGTTCCGGCTTTCTTCGGTTCTTTCTTAAGCATCTTGCTGCAGAAATGGAAATATTCATACAGGTTGAAGTTAAAATCTGAATTGAACGCCGCTTTACCCACAAGCTTACTCTCTCCGTTTTTATTGTCTCCACCGTTGTACCACATCGGATTGCTGTCGTAGAAATTCTTCCCTACGTTGTAAGGCACATCGGCAATAATAAGCTGTGCCGACGGTATCGCGTACTTTTTGTAATTCTGCATAGAATCTCTGTAAATTTCACATTTTGTTTTCATTTTCTTTTTAGGAAACCGGCGCGCCTTTTATCCGGATAGGTCCCGGCTCCTTTCATATCAATTTTTCTAATTTCGGAATAATCTCTTCCGTCTTTATGTAACGCTGATAATACTGGTTTATAAGCTCTTCAATATGATGCGTTAGTGTGTCTACTTTTTCCTGTAGCGCATCCCGCTCCTCTTCGCATTCTTCCCGTTCAGCTTGGACGGCATCAATGTCTCCCGCCTCATCTTCAAGAATGTCATGCGCTGTTTGCAGTTCATCATATTCAGCCTGTAACTCCTCATATTCCTGTCGCAGTCCGCCATCAAACCCATTCTCAAAGGCTTTCCGAACAGCTTCGTAGACTTCTGGTTCCATGTAATCACGGAAATCATCCACCCTTGTGATATAGGCAACCTGCCCTTTATACTCAAATCCAATCATTTTTCTCAAGGAGCCGATGCGCATCTTCCCGGGAAGCTCGCACTCCTTTCTGATTTATTTTTTCTTACCTCTGGTCTTGAACTTATACACATCGTTTCTCTGCCGGCTTACCGCACTCCGGTAGCCGTTCAGCTTACTTGCTCTGCTCTTTCCCATGTACACCTCCCTCTATGGCATCTAAACAAGCGTTCCAGCCTGCATCGAACCTTCCATTGTCACAATGCTCTGGATGATCTGATCTCTCCGGCAGTTCCACAAGCGGGCACCAATCCGGCTTTTCTCCGTCTGGCAAAAGTTTTCCTACCGCACAGCACAGGTATTCGTCATCCTCCGTCTCATAGCACAATGTGCATTTCTGGCATACCTGTTCCGGCATATCCATAACCAATACTGCTTTAGCCATAATTTTTTTTTACCTCCAACTAAGATAATTTATATCTGTCTCTCGCCGCGGAACGAAACATCATAAAAAGCATTTCCGATAATGCTTTTTCTCTACTTCTGCGCTTTGCTTTCTTGATTACGGTCAGTTCTCTCCAGTTATTCCGCCAAGTGCTTTCTGTTGGCACAATCACGCCAACAAAATATGGGATTTCTTTTGATACAGCCGCATATACTTCCTCCGGCATTACAAGATAATTGTAGTCACCGATGAAATTCAAACCATGTCCCGAATGAAAATCCTCAACAGAAGATTTTATCTCGTAACAGTAAAAGTCCCCTTTCTCAATCCCAGAGACTGTATTGTTCACAGGCTTAAATCTCATGTAATCCACTCTGATTGCGTGTCCTGTGGCATAATCAAACGTGACTTCTTTAGCCATATAAATTCTTGTGTCGTTTTTGGGATTTATATATCTTTCAAGCGCTAAAGAAAGTTCTTTCGTAATTTCTGGTCGTTTGCTCATATTTCCTCCGGCTTATCAATTCTAATAAATTCTATCACGAATACATAAGGATTCGCTTCCCAGCCGTAGCTGTCAAGGTCGGTTTTTTTGATGGTGCTGTTCCAAAGGTTTTTCCACTCTTTCAATGCAATTTCCATATCTCCGGCATGAACTGCCATAGAAGAAATTCCTTCATTACGAATACCGTCAATGGTAATCTCCTGCAACCGCTCCACTCTCACATTCGTAACCTTAAGCCAGATACGCGCCGCTTCTTTCGGCATGTGGATGTTTGGGTGCCACCTTGCATCTCCATATATTTCATCTGTTGCCCGGTACATATAACAGCCACAGCTTTTATTCAAGGCGCTCTGTTGTGGTTCTCGGTAACAATTTCCATGTTCGTCTCCCTCGCAACAACAACATTCAAAATGTTCCCATGTTTCCCGGACATAAAGAATATCGCCCGGCTCGCAAGGCAACTTAAAAAATTTCTCTCCATCCCCATCTGCAAATGTACCTCTACACGATATGTACCCTTTATGTGTAAAAGCGGTATATCCCCATACAGCATCATCAGGAATAAAGCCTTTCACACTTCTTCTTGTCGCACCCTTTCTTCCGTCCAGAATCGCCCGAACCATTTCTGTATTGAATAAAATCGGTTTAATTGCCATCTACTCCACCGCCTTCCACAATCTCGATTGCGTGCTCATAACTTCTTGCTTTCTCTTTTCCCAAATTCCTGTTGTATGCATTCTCCCAAAACTTTCTCTCATTTTCCAACTGCTCCACAACCTTGTCTACATCATAAGCCGTCGGATATTCTTCTAGTAAATACAATACTGCATTTGTATTTACTAAAGTTCCATTGCTTAAAGTAACCGATTTTAAATCTTTCTTCAGCGCATCCGCATCAATCAGTCTCATCGTTCGCCCTCCTGTTCCAATCTGTAGTTGCTTTCGTTCGCTCGTCTTTCCCTGTTCTGATGCCTCCGTCCTGATCCATGTACATCTCACATTCATAGCTTTTTGGAAATTCTATTCTGCATTTCATACATTTGATTTTGAACATTACCCCAACAGATGATTGTGATGACTTATTTGTAATGGTTAAGAACATTGCGTTTCCACCGCAGAACGGACATGGCTTCAATTTTTCGTTCATTCTTCATCCCCCCAATCTAATTTCTGACCACAATGATAACAATAATCCGCTATTCCAGTTCCGGAAAAGTTTCCACCACAGTTCGGGCATCTGTATGTATCTGTGTATCTATATCCTTCCGATTCAGTCTTTTTCGGTTTCTTCGCTGTCTGCTTCTCCATCGCCGCTCGGCATTCTTCCACGGTGCCGATTGTGCGGTACTGCTGAATTTCTTCCAGCGCTTTGATTGCCACGCTATAGGCGCATTTTTCTTTGCCATACATACATGCATCTGTGCAATATCTCGCCGTACCTTTTTCACAACATATTCCAGTTTTGATTCTTTCGATTGCTTCATTCTCCGTCATATCTACACCTCCAACAGCTCCGGGTTGTCAATTTTATTGCCGATCACCTCAAAATTCTCTGAATCAAAATCATCCAGTTCCTCATAATCATCATAGCCCGGCTCACTCGTACACCATCCGTTTTCGTGCCACACGACACGTTCTCTCGTCTCATCTTCTGGAAACTCAACGTCGATATGCCCTGAAAGAATATCATTCTCCCAAATCAGCTTGCCATTCTTGTCCTTAAGTCCGGTGCACTGGCAAATGGTAGATGCATCTACAACACAATGACAGAAGAAATCCAAACTATCCTTTGCGTAGAAATAATAACTTTCGTTGCCCTTTTCCGTGCAAAATGGGTATGACAGATATCCTTCCACCCATTTTCCGTTATCAATCCGCTTGCCGCGATATAAATATCTACTCTCCATTATTTTCCCTCACTCTCTATACGGTTCCGGCAATGGCATCCACGCATTCACTATCAACTCTTCCTCAAGGCACGTTTCCGTGTCATCCCATACATAGAAGTTGCCACCCTCATCTTTATTTCCCTCATATCTGCCAACTACAGGCAAAGAGAAGTTTTCAAATGACAGCAATATGTATTCTCCGCTCTTCGGAAGTCTCTCACTTACCGGAATCCACTGCACAAACCCCGGCTTTCTCGCTACTGTTCTCATGCATTCAATCATTTCCCTGCTCCCTTCCGCACCGCAGCTGATACGGCACCTCTCTGAATCTCTTAAGCGCGTCGCCGCTATAGTTGCGCATTTTTTCTTTCATACCTTTATCTCACTTTCACATCAGTGTCATTTCTGCGAATTTTAAAATCCAACCAACACTCTTCTTTCAAGATCTGTATCTGATCTTCCCATGTAGCATAATCATCCATGATGCATTCTGCCTTTTTATTGAAGCGATCAACAAATCTCTGTATGCGGCTTTTACCAAAGTCAAACTCATCGTGCAAAACCATTGCAGACAAAATCGTTACCGTGTCTATGGTATTTAATTTAATCTTGCTAACGCATTCATCTATTGCATTCTTGGGTAGCGCAAGTGGTAATTTTGTTGCGCCGCGAAAGCGGCACTCTTCTTCCAGAGAGTCAATTCCCTTCTCCTTTGCAATTCGCAGAGCATATGCCATTCCCTCTCGCCTAAGTTCTTCATCTTTATTTCTCATGAATCAGTTCTCCTTTCTTTTTCATCTCAATCGAATCGAGTTCCAAAAAGGACTGTGCATATATCTTTGAATTCATTTTCACGATCAGAAATTTGACCATCCAATTCATCGAGCCTATTAAGTAATGCTTTCTGGTATTCTTTTTCTGTAAAATCCGTATTGCGTTTTCTTCCCCTTGTTCTTATTGGAAGTTTTACATTTTCTCCGTTTTCCAATAAAATCCCAATAATTTTGTGCCTTGGGACGTCGTTTAGTTCCGCAAGAATCTCCAACTGTTCACCTTTATGCTTTGCATGTCGGTACCTGTTGCAAATTTCGCATTCGCCCATCTCCATCATTTCTTATCACGCCCTTCCATAACATTTGTTTCCGCCAAAGTTTTTTCTAATTCATCATAGTCATAAGATCTCTGATGAAAGTTATTAAATTTGTTTTTTGATCTTGTGTTGCTTTCTTTCTCCTGCTTCTCCCAACTCCTTAATGCGGCTTTCCAGTCGGTTATTATTTCTCCATTACGTTTCCAACCTATTGATTTGTAGTAATCAATAAATGATTCTGCGCTAACACCATTCTTCCTCTTACGGCAATAATCAGCCACTTCCGCCAATGACGGTATGCACGCTTCCACTTCTTTCCCCGGCGAGCTTCCTGCGCTTCTTATTGCATTCACTCCGGAAAAATTTTTTGAAGCATTAAATGTGTATGCGCCATTTCTTTTCGTATAAAGCATTGATTTTTCTTCTGCATAATTGGTTGGCTTATAACGGTCTTTTTGAATGCAGTTATGTAATTTCCAATGTTTTATGACAATAACATTAGATCCTGGAAAAGTAAGAACATAATGTTTGTCAATGAGAATTTGCAAGTCTTCCTTTGAAGCCTGGCACTCTCTTACTGTTTTATTGGCGCAGTCAACAAAACCGTCGTCATCTGCCCGTATGCATAAATGAAAAAACAACCCCTGCGCTGTGAGCGGCATGTCAAGAAAAGCATCTGACGTCACTAAATCTATGCGAAACATCCGCTTACTTGCCATAATATCTCCTTCAAGTTCCAAAAAATTATCACTTTTCTGTTTTCAAAAGCTCAATGACACGCGATCCTGCATCTTCCGGTCTGCAAAAAACAAATTCCACGCCGTACTTAAGCTGCATTGTCAGCATTGCTTTTCCAAGGACTTCCCCGCTTGTTGGCGGTGCCTTTGGAAGAGGTACATTCAACCACTTTCCAATACCATGCATGTACTTTATCTTGTTGTATCTATCAAGCCTTGGATTGTGCCAATGAAAAACGTCTTCAATAGTTTTTATTCCATCCATGTTCTCAACCAAAACATACAGTGCTATATTGTTGTTCTGCGCCAAAATACACTCGTCTCGGAACCTTGGATGCTGTTTCCCGCAGACGTTTCCCGTAATCTCCTGCATGTCCTTCTTAGTATCTACGGCAACCTTGTAGCTTCCAATAAAGTCCATCTTCTTAACTTCCATCTTTCTTGCTGACTTTCGTCTTATAACGTCAAGAACGGTTCCTTCCGCGATAACGTAATCTCCAACTGGAAGAGGTGCTCGTAGCACCTCTATGTCATTACGATCAAAATAGCGATTCTTAAGTATGTGCTGACCCTCTTTCTGACCTTTGTCCTCGATCAATAACATACATATCTCCCTTCTTACTGTATTAGCTTATCCAGATCAGTTTTTATGTAAAAGGCAACTCTTCCTCAATTCCATCTGGAATAGTCATAAAACCATCCGAATCTGTCATAGGCTGCGGTTTGTAACTTCCGTTGTCCTGCGAAGCCTGTTTGCTCTCTGCAAATTCACAGCTTTCGATCAAACACTCATTGGTGTACACCTTATTACCGTCTTTGTTGGTGTAACTTCCGGTCTGCCAGCTTCCTTCAATTACAAGCTTTGTTCCCTTTTTGCAATATTTTTCAAGGAACTCTGCTCTTTTACCAAACGCAAGGCAGTTGATATAATCCGCCGTTGGCTGTCCATCCTGCTTAAATTTCCGGTCAACCGCCAGAGTAATTCTACCGATAGCTGTTGACTTCTCGCCCTGCGACCATCTTACTTCCGGGTCTTTGGTGCATCTTCCCATTAAAATCACTTTATTCATTCACTTATTCCTCGCTTCCTTAAAACGGGTAAAGGTTCATATCGACCTCTAATCCACGTTCCGCCACGTAAACATCTGATCCATATTTAACTGTTTCTTCTGTCTTTTGTTTGAATAGTGCGGGATCTCCGCTTTTATCTGATAAGTGAATTAGAACGACATTTCTTAATGCCGGGTTATCGTTAGTAGAAATAAATTTAAGTGCCGTATCAAGGCTCATGTGACCTCGTAGGCGGTGTTCATAGTTTGGCTCGTCCAGATTAACAAACTGCATATCATAGTTGGCTTCACAAAGAATGTGATTTACCATCTGGTTTGAAAAATTATACTTGCAATATTCCAGATCTGTAAGAAATAGCAATTTTCCCATCTCTTCATGCTTGATTAAATAGCCATAGCACTCAATTTCTGTGTCATGCGGCACATTAAACGGTACTACTGTAAAACTGCCGATTTGACACGATTTGTTAGGCGAGAGAGCTATTGTACGCTCTCCAGTAATAACTTCAAGTGCGGTCTGCGTTTCAAACGCTGTGTAAACCGGGATGCCAGATTGCATAAAGTCTTTTATGTATCGTGCATGATCTCCGTGTTCGTGGCTCACAATACATCCAACAACATCAGAGACTTTCCAATCAATCATTTTCTTAAAGTCCATGAATTTACATCCGGCTTCGATTGCAAGGATTTCTCCATTGTCGGCAATTAAGGCGTATGAGTTACCGGACGAGCCGGAACCTAAAACTTTAAGTTTCATCTCTTCACCCTTTCCGGATTCACTTTTCTTGCACATTCTTCACAAATGAACATATTCTTGTGATTCCTGATTAAGGCAAGATATGGATAATCCGTAGATTCAAACTTTTTCTTGCATGAAAAACACTTATCAAGTCCACCAGATTTCATTCCAATCATTTCTCTTTTTAAGATTGTATCTCCAACAGACATTTCCCATTTCGCACAATCAAATATGTCATATGTCTTGGTTGTAGTTCTGTTAATTTTCATGTAAAAAACTCCTTTCTTACATCAACAATACCTTGTGTCTGCTTTATCAACTTTCGGTTACGCTTTGCTCTCTGTTCATTGTCACAGATAAATTGCTTGCAAATTTCCGGTCGAACCGGATAGATTCTGCATTTCTCGCAACTCTTATCCGTATCAAGAAAAGGACATGTCATATCATACGGTTTTTTCACAGTAGGAAGCAGGTGCTTACATTCTTTGATATGGTTCTTACGGACATATCTGTGAATAGCAGCTACCTCTTTTCTGCTCATTGGTAAAAGGTTGGAACAGCAATTACCGCATTGACTGCATCTCCCATCTTTGCAGAATTTATAAATATTATCTTTCATACCTTTCTGAACTGACTCTAAAAATGAAATAACTTCCATAGGCTACTCCAATTCTTCCTCTGCCGGGAACTGAAATACTTTCATGTAATTCTGGCTTGCATATTTTTGATATTCTTCTCTAAGCATTTCCATAGCTTTCTTTGCTTTCTCTTCGGTGGAATAATCTGCAACATCTACTGAATCATCATATCCACATATCTGCATTCTCACATAAACGCGCCCATTTATACATCCTTTATATACAGAAACCAAAGCGTTATCATACGGGAAATCCATTGTTCCGTCCTGCGATATAACTCTCATGGCAACCTCCTAGTCCTTCATAAAGTCTGGCACGTTCTCGTCATTCTCAACGACTTCTCCGGCTACTTTTTCTGGCTCTGATTCGACTACTTCGCTCCCGGTCTCAATAGCTTCGGATTCAGCTACAACAAATGGCTCTGAATTGGCATTTTCGGAAATATCACGCTTGACCTGTTCCTGCAAATCTTCCATCGGATATTCCTTGAAATCGTTGTCCTGCATTTCTTCTTTTGTATAAAGCCCCATCGTCAATTCCGGGCAATTCAGACTGGAGAAGAAAGATGCCGCTCTGTAACGAAGCATTAACTGTGGCATGGTTTTCCACTTACTACCGTTCTTACCAAGCCATCCCTCGGCTTTAGCCATTTCCATGTCCACGGTCATACCCTCAACTCTACGACCATTTTTCGTAGTCCAAGCAAGACACGAATAAGGCTTGCCATCCTTATCTTTGGTTTCCTCGAACTGTAATTCCATATCGAATTTGCCGGAATTATTGATTGCCGCAATCAGAAACTTTGAGCTCCAAGACGGTCTCCCCTGAATTACATACAAATTCTGCATAACCATTAGTGGGCTTACTCGCAGTCTCTGCGCCTGCTCAATAGCAATCAGACAGTTTGCATCGTTCTTCTGGAATGTTGCCGGAACGATAGTTGAACTCGCTAACGCCTTTGCCATCTGCATAGCCATGATGAAATTATCTGATGTTCCAAAAATTCCAAGGCTATAATCTGTAACCTTGTTGTTGCTGTGTGCAACCTCTGTCTTTTCCTCTGCCTTTGCTACTGCTGTGTTTTCTGCCATAATTACTCACCTGTCCTTTCCTTAAATCTCGTTAAATTTCTGCACCGCATACAACTCGTTTGGAGTCTTTGCATACACATTGCCGTCAACTATCACAAGGTAATCAACACCCTCTTTCTTAAGTTCTACCTTGCATGACTTACTATTTACATAAAATCTCTTTGTTTTGATAACCATATCTATTCCTCGCTTTCTTCAAATTCTTTTAACTGTTCCGCTAACTTCTTGCATTCATCCGTGACATATTCCTCCGTGCGAATGACAGCCTCATCAATCGGATATCTACTCGTTACCCTTTTCTTTAACAAATACATGTCCTTTTTACTTGGGAACAAATCTATTGCACGGTCCAAATCATCCGCGTCTCCATAGTGCGCACAGTCAAATCCAAACCACCATAAATCACTTTCAATCGGATAATCGGAATGATCCCCGCCTCCTGCGTAAGTAATACCGCCGTGGCACGAAAAATATGCTTCGATGCGGATTCTCTCGTCCTCGTCAAGACAAGCACCGAGCAAAGGAAATATCCCGCTTACTTTCCTTTCTCCAATATCAGTTTTCTTGATTTCAAGGTGATCGCCGTAATCTTTTCCGTATAACGGATGATTCTTTGGAATACCGACATAACCGCATCTGTGCCCGACATTTCCAAATATGACAACACATTTGTATCCTGCATGTTCAAACTCACGCTCGACAATATACCGTTTCTCCGGTTCTTCATATTTCTTCACAACTGCAATCTTATCAGCACCGTAGGTGTCCACCCACTTCATATCCACCGATTCATCCGTAACTTTCAGCTTTGCGCCTTTGGCATTTAAAACCATGTCTCCGGCTTTTACATCGTCTGATGTAGCAAATATATATGACCGGCTCTGGTTTGGATATTTTGCTTTTATGTAATTCATTCTGATACCTCCGCAATCTCTCCATTTTCAATCGTATACCAAGTATTCGGCTTGATATTTTCCCCATCAACCTGCACCATTTTTGCACCGTTAAGAACCCATGCACTCTGGTTATTTCTGTCATATTCTGTATCATCTTCTGAACCAGTGTATTCCCAGTCTGCAAAAACAAGAAATGCCCCAAGAACGCCCTTGGCTTTTGATTTGTAACCCCAAGCAACAGCTACTGCATCCTTGTCTTCTGCCGAGGATGCTCCTTTGTATCCGGTTGCCGAGGATGCTCCACAGGTGCCGGTTGCCGAGGATGCTCCATAGGTGCCGGTTGCCGAGGATGCTCCCTTGTATCCGGTTGCCGAGGATGCTCCGTACTTTTCATCGCTTTCAGCGTCCTTGTTTACACGTTTTACCGTATATTCGATTGCAGCTTTAACAAGACCCGCAATGCTGATTTCTGCTCCGATCTTAATTTTTGTAGATGCTACCTTAGTATCCTCACTATGTTTCTGGATTTCTCCGCTCTGCTCTACCTCGTGATATACACTTTCAGACGGAGAATAATATCCCAAACAATCCAGCGGATACTCGCAAGCGTGAAATCCATGATCGCAAACTTCTACGCTTTCTTCCTCGTATTCCTTTCCCTCTTCGTACTGAAAGCCACGACAAGTCATATATTTATTAAATCCTTTGTATGTTTTAATACTCTCTCCCATCTAAACTCCCTCCACCTTCAACGAACCATCATATACAAGTTTGTGTATCGTTGGATCATAATTATCATCAATATCATGTACCTCGCCGTGTTCATCCATATATTGCGGTTTTTTTGCTATAAGCAATATTAACTGCGATCTCATTGTTTGCTCGCTAGTCAAACTCTCCGCATTATCAACAAAAATTGGGGCACTCACGCCGTATAACTCGCTAAGAGACCGAATAATGTCAAGCCCGGCTACAATTTTATGTCCGCTGTTCAAAGATGAATATGGGACACCACCCACGGTACACTCGCAGCAATCTTTCATACCTCCGTTTAACTGCATATCGAAAAGCTTGAACTTTACGGTCTTGAAGTGACTGTTGATTGATTCAGAAACCTTGTTGAGTTTGAAACGAATAAACTCTTCCAACAGGTAAAGAATCTGTTCCTGGTCGGCAACCTTCTGACCGATTTCTTTCTGTTCTTCCTGCAACTGCCAGATACGCTCATCAATCTCAACATTCATAGATGCTTTTGCAATGATTTTGTTTACATCATCAAGACGCGCCTGAAGCTCTTCTTTTTCAGATTTTAAGGATTCGACTGCTACATCCTCTCCATTGGCGTTCATCCTTTCAATTTCTGCCAGAATTTCGTCATGCCTTGCTTTCAACCCCACGTACTCTTCATTATGCAAATAATCGGCAATTTCCGGAATCGATGATAATTGCTGGCATAGCTTTTCTTTTTTTGCAATATCTTCCTGCTCCTGTTCCTTTAAGGACTTTATTTCTTCCTTTGCTTTGGCATTTTCATCCCTTAATTTTGTGATAAGATTTTTTCTCTCTGTGCCGATAGCAACCAATCTGTTCAGTGCTGTTCTCTTTTCTGTGTCAAATCTGATCTTTTCTGATTTTAACTTTTCTTCTGCATCCGCCTTGGCTTTTCGCTTTCTGCTTTCAAAATCAGCCTTTAACTGCTCGATTTTATCTTCCGGCAACTTCTGACCACACAATGAGCAAACGGTGCTGTTTTCATCAAATACCCACTCGGATTCATCAAACAGATATGGGAATTCATCAAAAGCCTTTGCTTTTTCTGCGTTGTGCTCCTCTCCAAGCCTTTTCCGCTCTGAATCAGCATTGGAAATAACCGTCTCGTTTTCTGAAACACGTCTCTCTTTCAAAGCAATAGTATCTGCAAATCGCTTCATCTCATTTTGCAAATCACGTAATTCTGCTTCGATCTCGCTTCTCCTGTTTGTCAGATCGCGATTCATAGTCTGCATAATCCCAGACATATCAAACTGCAGCTGCATTTCTTCACGTCCTAACTCCATCATTACTCCGTCAGAATCTTTGATCTTCGCATCAATATCTGCAATTTTGATTTCCAAGTCTGTTTTCGCAAGTTCCTGTTCTGCAACATCGATGTCAACCTTGGATTTCATGGCTTCGTCAATTCGTACTGGAATCTCTGCCTGCTTCTTCTTCCACTCGTTCAATGCTTTGGAGAATTTTGCTCTAATATCATCCGTAGACGGTGCTTTTTCCAATTCCGAAAGCAATGGTGCATACTTTGCGTCCGTCTGTGCCAGCTCTACATCTGAAACCTCTGAAACAAGTTTCATCAGAATATCTCTCTGGTCTTTCCATTTCAAAGAAGAAAAATACTGCGGATTAGTCAGCATTTTGAACATTTCCTCGCTCTGTGCCAATTCCGAAACATAAGCCTTGAAATCCGCTTCACTCTTCGGATAGCCGTCAATCTCAAACGAATTAACATTCCCCTGCAATACTGCCGTATCGGTTCCACGCTTCTTAACCCAGTTCTGTTTCTGTGTCTTGGAAAGTTCAACTTCCTTTCCATCTACATCCAGAATGGAAGACACCTTGATTTCCACGTTATCAATGCGGTTTCCGTCCTTATCCAACGGTCGAACATTGAATTTTTCCTCTCCGGAACTGTTCTTGTTGAAAAGCAGCCATGTAAACGCATCAAAGATCGTTGTCTTTCCTACGGCATTCTGCCCGCTGATCTTCGTTTTCACAGAGAAATTCACGTCAAGCATATTGATGCCCTTGAAGTTCTCGATGTGAATACTCTTAATCGTTATTTTCATTTTTCCCCTCCTCAATCACATCACATTTGCTTACGGAAACCTCATAAGCCACTTTCTTCTCAAACTCCGTGTCAGAAATATTTTTGTCGTATTCGCGGCTCTGGATTCTGCCAATCAACTTAACACGTGTTCCGATTTTAAATCCGCCTGCAAATCTTGCATTTCTTCCCCAGGCAATGCACGGAATGTAATCAGATTTCCCATAATCTCTGTTTACTGCAATCAACATGTCTGTGATCTCGCGACCAAGTGGCGTCTCTCTGTAATTCGGCTCTTTGCAAACATATCCATTGATCGTAATGCAATTCTTATCAATATTCGCATCTTTTGAGTCAATCGCCTCAATGTCACAAACAAACACAGATAAGATCAACCGTCGTCTTGTACCTTCCTGTTTGTTGAATGATCGATAATTTCCAGAAACCCTTACCGCCATTCCGGAATATCTGTCCTCCATATCAAACAGTTTTTCTGAAATGGTTAATGGGATCTCATCTACGGCGCCACTTTTTCTTTTTACTCCAAGAGACATTTTGTAAAATTTTTCTCCGTATGATTCATACATAAACTCCGGCTCTGAAATAATCACGCCCGCCAGTTCCACTTTGTTGTTTTCCATTGTTTCTTTATTCATATTTGAAATTCTCCTCGTATTATAATGTAGTAGTGTTTATAGACCCTCTCCAAAGTCTGATTCCGCTTCTTCATGAAGTCTTTCAAGTTCAACCGTCCTGTTCATTATGCTTTTGGCATATTCAGTGCGATTCTCGTATGTTCTGGTCAACGCATCTGATTTTCCGCTATAGATCATAAGGACTGTGCTCATGTCTCCCTCATATTTTTCAAACAACTCCGCCAAATAATCGCATCCAACGAGAATATTCCCATACGGATCATAGAGATCTTCTACTCCAAGACGTTCCATCCGGTCTCTGTGATATTTTTCATAAATTTGCATGAGACCTTTGCATCCACCATTCTCCACATCGGCTTGTCCACTGCTTTCATGCTCGATAATCGCCATTACCATTTCCGGGCAAATATGATATTCGTTTGAAATCCCCTTTATATAAGGAAGATACTCATTTGAAATCCCCTTTATATAAGGAAGATACTCATTTGAAATCCATGTATCGCTCGGTTCCGTTGCTGTCGTATGTAATGTAGGTAATACCATCGTCAGTGTCATCACCATCAACATAATAATCATGATCTTCGACAATCTCTTCCGCATCCTGCCATCCTCCTTCAATTCTTGATCCGGCATACAATAAGAGTAAGCTGATTATGGTCGGTACCGCTACAATAGGATTTTCCGTTGCATCCGCACACATACAAAGAAAAAAGATCGCAGCGCCTACAAATTCAATCACCATTGCCAACTTCTTCATACGCACTTCACTCCCGCCACTTATAAGAATCACTTTCAATTTCCTGCCCGTGCAAGGACACAAAATCTGTTATTACCGCAATAAATTCTGAATTGGTTGGCTTCCCCTTTTTCGTCGAAACCGTATAACCAAAAATCTCATTGATCGCATTCACATTGCCATTTATCCATGTGACCTCTATTAAGTTCCGGATGTTTCTTTCTACTTTGGATGCGGTAGTTCCGTTCTCTTCTGCGATTTTTGCATAAATTTCCTTCATAACACATCTAAGCGCATCCCTGTCGTCCAGACATTTCTCTATCGCTCTAATTGTGTATGTGTATCCTTTGAGCGAATGGCTTGCGCCGATCTGATCTAATGTTTTTCTTAAAGCAATATTCGTTTGTTTATCCATGAATTCCTCCTGTTAATCTTTCCAATTTCATATTTTTGTTGGAAACTACCAGTTTGCCATGCTATTCTTCATCAGCGCAACCTCTTTCCAAGAACTTGTTGACGAAGTATATCTGACCTTTACCGGTTACCTTGGTTGTCCGAGTGATCCTTACTGATCCATCCGGATTCTGCACGTTGCTTTCCTTTACCTCGAACAATCCCCGCTCGACATATCTCTGCTGCGGCATATTCTTTGATGAACCGTTTTTAATAAGGAAGTTATTCTCACGCAACCACTCAAACAACCGCTTCTGCCCTATCTGATATCCATTCTGGCAAATCAGCTTTGCCAAATCTCCGATAAGAATTGATGTGTGACTTGTTGCCACCGCATCGGCAAAGATTTCTTTCGGTTTCATACGCTGATTTTCAGCGATCAGCCTTGTGTTGTTTTCCTTAAGGCTGTTGATTTTCTCGTCAGCCATCTTTAACGCTCTGGCAAATACCTGCTCCGGTGTGTTCCACGCCTTTTCCAAATCGATGAGGTACTGGCGAATTTCTTTTCCTTTTTCCGTTCTCTGCAACATACAAATCTGTTTTGCCATATCAACAGAAATATCAATATCGTCTACCTCTCGCTGAACCTCTCTGGTTCCCTCGATTTGAACCCGTACTTTTTTGTTCGGGGTTGAAAAATCTATGCCCTGTACGAATCCATACCCAGAATATCTTTCAAACCATTTACTAAAACGTTCTGTACCTTTAACTCCGTCTTCTTTCGATAATAAATCGTATAAATCTCTTGCCGATACTGTCTGTGTATCAAAATTGACTTTCACTAACTCGTCCATTCCATCCAACTCCTTTCCGTGTTATAATCCTCCATAAGGAGGTGGTAACCATTAACAAATGTCCACTTAACGATTTTAGAGATTGCATCCGCGATTGTGCTTGGTATGTTTCCAGTTCTGATTGTTGTGCTGTTCATAAATTAAGTAATTTAAAAAGCATTAAAAATCTTTCAGAGCTAAAATCTATCGAAAGAAACATATCTAGCATCGAATCAATACTCAATCGGCATCAATCCTAATAATCGTTTCAGCGATACGGTCGATTTCGCCTGCAATGCGAATTTTTGTTTCCGTATCTGATGTTTTCTTACTTTCCTCTGCCAGCGTTTCGATTTGCTGGTAGAGGGTATCTTTTAATTCTTCAATGCTATGCAACATTCTTCTCCTTTCTATGTTATAATTCCCTTATCATCAAATAAGGGAGGTGTAATTTTGAACGATGAATATGTATCTGCCTACGCTATTGCTAAAATCTGTGGATATAACGGTTCTTTCAATGATTTCAAAATCAAGTACGACCAATACTGCGAAGAAATCAATGAAGAAATTTCGGAAGAAGAACCAACTTTAGCAAAAGTATCTGCATCTACTAATCCTTTCCGTAGGCACAGCCCGTTCTAAAATATTTTGCTAACGGAGCAACGGCGTTGAGAACATTGATAGACAATCTAATGTTTGTCTCATCAATTTTCTTTTCGCCATTAAGAATTTTGCTGTAATCATCCAAAACATTAAATGCGACATGCTGCGCCATTTCTTCAATGTCAATATATCTTCCGTCTTTACGCTCAACAATCGTTGCTTTTCCAGATGAATCCAAAACAGAATATCTTGATTTTTCCAATGTTTTTACATCTCCTTTCTAGTAACTTTTTAAGTTACTTTCTTTGCAAAAAAAATATCCATTGGATTTTGGATGTGAAGGTTATCAATCATAACCTGAATTTCGTCGCTTCCAAAAACGCCCTTACTCATTCTCATATAAAATGTTTTTGGCGTAACTCCAATCATTTCCGCAACATCAGCCTGTGTTTTGCCATTTTCAGCAATAACGCCGCGAAGTTTGTTTGTATCAACCATCTGACTACTCCTTTCTAACTTCGTAACTTTTGAAGTTACTTTTATTATATTCCATTTTGGTAACTTGTCAAGTTATTTTTTTCTTGACGAGTAACTTTTTTGTGTTATAATAAAGTTACCAATAGGAAAGGAGGAAAACTCAAATGACAATCGGAGATAGGATAAAAAAGCAGAGAGAGCTTTTAGGTATTTCACAAGTAGAGCTTGCAGAGAAAATAAAAGTTTCAAAGCAAACACTATATAAATATGAAAACAACATTATTACTAATATTCCAAGTGATAAAATAGAAATTATTGGGAAAGTTCTTGAAGTTTCTCCATCTTATTTAATGGGTTGGGAAGATAATTTAGAAAACGCACCAGATATTCTTCCAGACCTTATGTCAGATAGTGAATTGCTGGATAACTTAAAAATGCTAATGAAACTTAGCAAAGAACATAGACAGACTATATTTGACAATATAACCTATTGGCATGAAAAAGAGGGGCACTAAATGCCCCACTTTTTTTTGAATGAAAGTATTGTGTTATATAAAAATTTCAAAAATCGCTCGTTGTCGCACTTAACGACCATTTCAGTTATTTTTTCCTTGTAAAACGCTGTTTCCTCATTGAACTCATTTTCCCCCATTTTATTCTCCTCCAATCTCTGCAACCGATAATGTTAATGCCATTACAGAACGTACGTTCTTTGCAGTCAACCCCATACAAAAAAAATTACCATTATTTGCCAGTAACATTTGAGGGGGCAATGAATCGCCAAACATCGCCCCCTCTCCAGAACTTGAAGTGCCCTTATCGGACAATTTTATTTTACAAATTTTGTCAGCATTATTCAAATCATTTCGGTCGCAAGTTTCGACAGAAATCGTATGATTTGTCACTTTTGGTCAACAAAAACGTCTGGGTTTTGAACAGATATAAAACACTGCTTATGCAGGTTTGTGCCAATTGAATAGCGTCAGAACGTTTGTTTTCTTCGCATAACGAAGCTTTAGCGAAGTTAAATACAAATCTTGGATAGCCATTATATTATTTAGAAATTTTGTAATATAGCTTTGCCAACTTTGCCGTAACGGTCTCTCGACAGGAAACAAATAGTCACGCAAAAATAACTGCAAATGTGGCTCCGTAAATTCCTACAGCGGTTGTACTTAATTGTACCGACGCATTGTTTGAAAAGACTCTTATATAAAGTATGTTTTTGTTTTCGTCTTCTGCCGTTGCAAGTAGTTTATATTGACCACTGGTAACATCACCATAGATACTTGAGGGTGTTTTTAAAGTTTGCGACAACCCAAAATCTGTAAAAGATAGGTCTATAATGCCGCTGATTTCGCCTTCAATATGGAAAAACGCACTTTTATTTTTATAACAAACAGTGCCAATGCAATCTTTGATATATCCATAAGTTCCATTTTTGTTAATTATGGCATGTTGGATTATTAAATCAGCTAAATTCGTATTTAATTGCGACAAATCTTCGTTTTGCGAAGAAATCGCCCCCGTCACTGTCCCACCACCGATAGAAGATATGTCCGTGCTTCCAAGCATCTTGTACAGATACCGCACATTTTTAAACATCTGTGACACCTTGGTAAAAAGTGAAGTGTGCTTTTCGCCACTTGTCAGCTTTGCGACACTTTCCCAAGCGCTTGCATCGACATCCGGCGTGTCACTGCTTGCAAAAGCAACGGTTGTATCTGATGTATCTCCATCTTCTGCCAATGCGCCGATCTGCTCAGGTGTAAGATTAACATTTCCCTGCCGGTATGTTTTCTCCTTGTTCCCTTTGATCCCCGTCACGCCCGATCCAGCTGTTACATCCCATTTCCCTTCGGATGTCCAGATGACGTTGTTACCCTTACCATAAAAAATACCACCACCGTCATTGAACCGATCATCTGAGGTAAAATCATCACTGATGTTGTACATCCATCCGTTTTTCATGCCGGATACCGGAAGATCCGTAAATGCTACCGTACCCATTGGTATAATGCCGTTAAGCCCCTGCGACACGCGCTTGACCTGCTCGTAATAATACTGTGCGTTATCCGTGTCCTCTCCCTCCCTGCTTCCGGTACCGCCAACTGCATAGCTTTCCGCCTTGGTAGCGTTTGCCGCCGCATCTGCCCGGCTTGTTTCTGCCTTTGCAACCTCTACCTTGATCTTTGCCAGATAATTAGGCTCTAAATGTTTTTCCTTGATGCTTCCCTCTTTCACGATTGCCGACACCTTACCATCCGTGCCAATGGTAAAAGCCACGGTATCCGTATCAAGAAACTCATACTGCGTAATCAGCGCCGACAGGTCTATGTACTGCTTTGTGCCATCGATCAGAGTAAGTACGATCTGCTCCGTGGTCGGATTGTAGTCAAAGTTTACCGCGATTTTCTCCATCTGCGTGTCAATGGTAAACTTTGAACCATTCTTTTTTGTGATCGTGATGATTCCGGTCGACTCCTCAAAGGTCACATCCGACACAAGAGTTGCTACCTCTGTTTTCGTGGCTTTTGTGGTATCCAGAGTAATCACACGGTCGTCAATGGTATCTGTGGCACTGTCCAGATTGTTGAGATTCGCTTCATTCAAAGGCGTAGCATCGCTCGGGTAATTCTCCCAGTTGATACGTTTATATGCTTTATTCATGATCCTCACTCTCCTTTTTAAGATTTTCCTGCATCTGCTCCCGCTCGGCGATAACGTGCCGGTTTGCTTCCGCTTCTACCTGGTGCAAAATATCCTTAAGCACCAGATGTTTTACTTCAATAGGAACATCACTGCTTGCATTTATAAAATTGATAATGTTATTTTCAAACTCACGGATTTTTGCGTTGACCATTTTCTTATCCTACTTTCCTTTTTAATTCTTCTATTTCCTCTTGCTGTAACTGTACCGTAGCTATCAGATCAGCAATCAACTCTGTTTTGTCAAGTGAATAATAGGCATTGCCGTTCGGGTCTGGATTCTCGGAGCAAATCGCCCAGTCTTCATCTCCAATCGCCGCCAGCACTTCCTGTGCAATCAGACCATGCCGGTAATGTCCCGCGGCGTCATAGTTATAAATAAATCGGCACGGACGCAGAGACTGTATAAGCGCTGCGCTCTTTTCCCGATCAAGAGATTCTATACCGTGTTTTAGTCGCTTGTCCGAATAAGATTCCCACCCGTAGGATGAGATTCCTTTTCCGGTCGACAACATCTGTGCAATCGTATTGGCTGATGTATCACGCACTGATACTGCCGAATAGCTGGCTGTGAGTTCCCTCGTATCTGCTACTGACTTCAATCCATCTGTTCCCATCTGCACAAGAGTGCCTTCCCGTTTCAATTCAACCAAGTTGTCCGTACTCTCTGTCGCGTCAATGTGCACATACCCGCCGGTCATCTCCACAGATCCCCTGAGTTCCAACAAATCAGCTCTAATCTTTAGTCCCTCTGCTGACTGGTTAATTTCCGAAACGACACTGTCTCGGGAAACTTTGCTTGTGATCCCTTCTGCATTAATTTGTATTGCCGCCGCAAGCTGTCCCTCTTTTTCTGTTGCCCGTTTTACCTCTGCAGTAATGCTTTCTGCTGTCTGGGTTATCTTTGATGATAATGTTCCCTCTGCATTTGTTGCCCGGTTTACCTCTGCTGTAATGCTACTCGCATTCTGGGTAATCCGTGATGATAACCCGTCAGTGGTATTCTTTACTTCTGAACGGATTTCTGTGGCTGTCTGTGTGATCTGGGATTGCAAGCCCTTTTCCACATCAACGATTGTCGACTTTGTTTCCTCAATTGACCGTTCCAGCGTGTTGCTCTTTCCTTTCAGCTGCAATATGCTCCGCTGTATTCCGTTGACCTTGCTCGTTCGGTACTCTTCCCCGTCCGCTTCCAAGTCATCACGTAAAGCCTGTATGCCTTTCAGCGTGCGCTTTAGGATGTAAGTCTCGATCAATTCATATTTTGTGGTCAGCCGTACCGCATCTCCGACCTCAAAGCATGGATTTCCTTTGCAGTCAGCACTAAATGGTCTGTATATAATTCCTTTTATCTTTGATAACGTTTTTCCTCCAATTTCGTTTAATTCCTTTGTCCCTTTCCCATAAACAAGGAAATTTCCCTCGATCACATAAGTGTTTCCGCCATCACCTACAATCACTCCTATATCATTCTCTTTTTCACGAATTTGCAGTTTGTCAATCGTTCTTACAATATAATCTTCATATTGTGCTGAAATGTACTGACTTTTACTTATGCTGGTGCTCTTTGGATTTCTAGGATAAAGATCATCCGCCGGGTAAAGATCATTCGCCGGATAAAGCCCCTGCATCTCTTGCGTTAAGTACACATAGCGAAACTTTCCATCGCGCCCGATATTTCCCATACAACCGTTAATTTCAAGTATACAAGACAAAACCTCTTTTCCGCTCATGGCTTCGCCTATCGTGCTTTTCTCTGCGGTATCTGAACTTTCGCTACTTGATGCTGTTACTTCCACAGTTTTTTCAATAATCATTTCATCATTTACAAGAGATACTTCTTCCTGTTCCACTCCAAAATGATTAAAAAAGCTATCTCTGAATTGTTTGAGCGTTACCTTGCTATCTTTTTGTGGAAGTATCTGATTGTACCAATCAGTAACATCAGATGATAAAATATCATACAAAGCATCGTAAGCTACCACATCCCGGCACGTCCGATCTGCCGTAGGTGTGTCAGAATAAACCTTGTATCTTCCTATTTGGAATGGTTTATCTTTGTGACCATCAAGAGTCAGCTTTGCAGTCAACCACTTGCCTTTCATTGGCAAGAATACATTGGAAACCGTGAATTTAATCATCCCGGCTTCACATGCCCCGAATTTTAATTCGGATTCCGAGCACAAGCTTTCTGTCAATTCAAATTTTTCTTGGTGTAGTTCGGTGTTTGTGATATTGATTTTCCCATCATCAGATACGATGTTTAACTGTTTGTCTACGCTGTCCTTTAAAAACAGGCTTGAATATTGGTAATTAACCATCGTATACACCCCCTATAAATGCCAGTCTTACAGAGTTGTAATGGATTTGACCGCCATACGTTCCGTATATCGTAGGCTGAAAATCTGCCATGTAACCATACTGTGTTACATAATCGTCATACTCCGGTATGTACGCCGTTATATAGCAGGCTCTTCCGGTTGCATTAGTAAACTGCTGACGTATTTTACTTATAATGGTATTAAATTCCGTGTTTGTAAGCATAGCCGGTGTTTCAAACTCAACTTTTAACGCCTTTAATTCCGCGGCATTTCTATGTAGATATCCGTTAGCGTCCGTATAATCATCTAAGTCCTGCATATTGACATACGGGCTGTATGTCTCCGGTTTCATAAAAGACATTGGCACTGTGTAATTTCCAATCTTTAACAGCCATCCACTGTACGCCATGCGACCACCTCCAATCAAGTTGTCTTTTCAGATTTACAAATATGAACACCGTTATCATGACTTAAAAATAAGATTTCAGTTTTTCCGTCCGGCAGAATATCCGCCACGACGCAATTATTCGGATTTCCTATTGGTGTGCGACTTTCTGGGCACTTGCTCCAGTCTATTGGTTTATATTTTTTCATGATTATTCTCCTAAAAATGAGTATAAAAATAGCACCTACCACCAATTTAATAGATGCTGCTTTTCTTTCTTTATCTATTTTGTGATTACTTCAATATTAGGCGCTTTAATCAAAATTTTCTCCGACGTGTGAGTTACTTCCGTGTTCCCATATGTAATCTTGATTTCCTGTTTTTCCATATATACCTCCTATTGAATTTAAAAATGAAAAGAAGCGCATCTCTGCGCTCCCTCTTATATACCCGCTTTCCCCAGCCTTTCCCAATCTGCATCCCTAGTACATTCATCCTTTTTCTTCAATAAGTTTTCGTTCTCTTTTTCCAGTTTTTCTATTTTTATTTCCAATTTCTTTTTCTCTTTTTTCAATGCAATATTCTCTTTTTCCAAATCGTCCGCACGAATAAGCGCGTTTGACTCCCGATTAAAAAGATCAGTATTGTGCGCCTTTAATGCATCTTTTTCTTTATTTAACTCTCTTATTTCCCATTTGTAATTCTTTTTATCTTGCGTCATCTTAATTTTCAATTCTTCTATCGTTTGATGTGCTTTATTCAACTTCTTTTTGCACTCATTTAGTTCTGATTCAGACTCCCTATTCTCCATCGTAATTCTCCACATATTAAATCCAAATTTATATGAAAGTGTAGCCACAATCATTACATATAATTTTATTTATTTCATATGTTTGATCTTTTCTCAAAATCTTTTCCTTTTTATTTACTAAAGTAAACGGTTTAAATGGATTTAGATTTGCAGTGTATCTTGTCTTTGTTTTGCCTGGTACAAATTTCTGCTCCGTATAATGAGAACAATTTTCGCTCCCACATCTTGGACAGTAAACCTCTTTTTTTTCTCCGAATAAAGTATATTTATATATACCATTAAATCCCGTGTTTTGAGATCTTTCAACAGAATTTCTTAAGAATAATTTTCCAACACCTGTAATCTCTGGCTCTTTTGGGCGTTCCCACCCTCTATCATTTTCGTTTTCTTGTTCGTATGATTTATAAAATTTACTTTTCCCCGCAGACATTTCATTGTTTTCGTGTTGTTTTAACGGAAAACCGCAATTGATACACATTTCTGCTTTGTCTGAAATTTCTTTTCCACATTCAGGACATTTAATCAACGCCATGTGTTACCCTCCCGCCACTTGTAATAAAATGATTCTACCACAAGTGGCGGTATTTGTCATTAGAAAATATATGCTTCTCTTCCAGTTCTGTTAAAATAATCTTTTGCATAATTGCGAGCACTTTTTCCGATCTGCTCTGATGTAATCCCAAATTCTTTTTCCAAAATTCCTTGAAGCAACTGATTTTGCTGTCTTAGCAATTCCATTTCCTGTTGCGCCGTACTGTACACTGCATCTCGAATACCTGTAATTTCCTGTCCACCGGCAACCGCTGTTTTCCCTCCAACAGTTCCCAGCATTTCTGCCCGTCCATTTTCTCCCGCCATAAACATACTGTACTGGCTTGGGAATCCTCCGGCGGCAAAAGTAGGAATTTTCCCGAGATTTATACTTCCGGCTCCAACAATCTGCTTTCCAGCAATGTTTACCGCATCCCACGAAAAAGAAAGCTTTGAGTTCATCCAGTTTGCAAATCCGTTCCATATGTGCTTTACAGCGGCTATAGCATTATTCCATGCATTTTTTAATCCATCTGAAATACCACTAAATGTCCACTTGTCTGTTGTAAACTTTGGAGCAACATCTTGATTCCACCACTTATAGAATCCGGTGTTTTCCCACCATCCAGTAAATTCCTCCCACTTTTTAGATAGACCTTTTCTTATGCTTTCTCCAAGATTTTTCCATGTATCTTCTGTAAACCATGGAGAAACTTTCTCGTTCCACCAAACGGCTATACCTGTGTCACTCCACCATGTAGAGAATTCCTCCCATTTAGTCGAAAGACCTTCTTTTATTCCGTTTCCTATTTCAAGCCAATGATCTTTAGTAAACCAAGGCAAAATATTTTCTTGAATGTATTCAGATGCTTCATTCCACTTTTCTTCTATTTTACCTTTTATTTCTCCTATTTCTGTCTGTATTGAAAGCTTTTTTTCTCCCCAATATTCTTTTACATCTTCCCACCATGAAGAAACATCCTCTAAAGTTGTTGTTAATTTATTGCGAACGGGTAGTTCAACATCTAATCCCCACCATTCTTTTACGTCGTCTTTAAACCCAGATATTTTTTCTTTCAAGTTTGGAAGAACAACTTCTGCTCTTAAGTCCACATTATCTAGTCCATTTATTTGTTTCCACTCATCTATCCATGCTTTTAAATCAAAGCTACTTGGAACTTTTAGGCTGTCTGGTACATTATTGTTAAAATCGTTTAGTGCCTTTTGGTATTCATCTAAAGATGCATAATCTTCTTTTTTCGGCATCTTAATGTTTAAGTCAACTCCGTCTGAATAACGATCAAGTATTCCTTTTTGACTCAAAATGCCCCCACCATATGCATTTATCCACTCAAGCGGATTTATAAGCTGCTTTAAGCTTTCTTGCAAATATTGTAAAAATCCACCATCCTTATATGCTTTTACTAGATTTTCTGCATCTTTTTTTATACTGTCTTTTCCAATAGTAAAAGTTAACGCCCCAACTGCAACGGAAAGTGAAATCGGAACTACATAAGAAAGAATTGACTTTACTGACTCTTGTCCAAACGCCGCCACAAACTTCTCACTAATCAGCTTTCCTATTGTTTCCTTAAGAATTTTACTTGTAAGAAATTTCCCTGCATACTTAAGTGCAAATGCTCCAATAATAAGAGATATTGTCTCAAGATCAATTTCACTCAAAAAATCCGTTACACCATCCCATACTTCTGACCACTTGATATTTCCAATTGCTGTTGTAATAGTGTCATATATTCCATGAACCCATGTATTGATTGTTCTACCAAGTGCCGAAAAATCAAACGTTTCAAAGAAGCGATTTACTCCTGCGGCAATGGAATCTCCCAGATTTGTCCAGTCAAATTCTTCTCCAAATGACAAGGCTGCATAAATTGCTGTGTTAAGCGCACTTGCAATCGTCATGCCGACATCTCCGAACAATCTTGGTGTAATAAGCCCATTAAGGAAATCTGCCAGCCCTTTTCCAAAATTTCTAGCCTTGGAATAAATTCTATCCCAGTCAATAGATTCCATGGCATCTGATAGCGCATCGCTGATATATGCCCCAAGTTCCCGCAAACTTCTGATCTGACTTTCATAGTCCTTGAAAATGGTATCTACCTGTACCAGCCCACCGGACGCACCACCTCCGGATGCACCACCACCGCCGGAACCACCAGAACCAGATCCGCTTGAATTATCCGGAGTGGTAATCAGATTCAGTTCGTCAAAGGCTCTTAAGCCCTTATTCATCTTTTCAACGTTCTTCGCTGCCTGTCCAGTGCTGTCTGCTATATCAGCCGCGCTCCCTGCTGCATCAGACCAATCATCTGCCAAACCACCGGCAGAAATCTCAAATTTCCATCCGAAGATTGATCCTAACGCATTGGTTACTGTCGTTGCAAAAGCAATAACTTTCTGCATAACTGCGTTAAGCGTTTTTACAAACGGTTTAAACGCATTAATCAGTGCACCACCGATGATAGATGCAAGCTGTTCAAATGATTGCTTAAGTATTCTTACCTGGTTTGCCCATGTGTCTGCTGTTCTCGCAAAGTCTCCCTGCGCCGCGGCTGTATTAGCCATGACATACTGATACCGAAGCATGGTCTTTTCTGCCTGTGTCATAGACGAAATGTCAGCATCCAGTCCCTGTTTCATAGCCCATTCTTTAAGAGTAGCCTGTGTGAGGTCAAGACCGTACTTTCTTAAAGGCTCTGTCTCCCCGGTAAATACTGCCTGCAAGTTTCTCGCAACGTCAGACTGCTCCATATCATAGAAAGAAGCCATATCAGCAGTCAGCTTTGTAAGCTGTAGCGACATATCAGCCATCTTTCCTTGTGAAAATCCCATGGCTGTACCCATAGCTTGGAATCGGCTTGCCACCTGTTTAGCGGTCAACTCTGACATGCCAAAATCCTGTATGGATGTTTTTGAAAAGTCCTGTATCAGCTTCTCATAATTGCCAAATGTGGTACGTACAACGTTCTCAACCTCTGTCAAAGAAGATGAAATGTCGATTGCGTCCTTAATCTTTGAAAAAGCACGGAATAACAGCCAGTATGATGCATATAGTTTTCCAAATGCTGACGCAAGACTAAAGCTGCTACTCTTCGCCTTGTTCGCAGATCCGCTAAAAATGTTCAAACTTTTTCCGAGTGATGTTGCTGCTCTACCGGATGATGCTCCTGTTTTTGCCAAATTGGCAAGTGCTTCTGTCATCCGGATGATGTTTGCGCTTACGTTAGGAGCTTTTGAAAGCGTCTCAAACAGGTATTTAAGGTTATCTGCAAGCAAAGGTATGTTGTTTACTGCCCTGCCGCTCGCAACGCTTCCTAACCTTGATATGGACGTCACAAGGCTACTCATGTTTGTCATATCAAATTTCAGTTCGCCGATTTTATTCATCTGGCGCACAAAATTCTGTAGTTGCGCTGATATTTGCGGCAAATTGGCTGTCGCCTGTGTAGAAATCTTACCACCAAGTCTGCTGATACTTCCTATCAGATTGGTCAAACCTGTTGTATCAAAGTTAAGCGCCCCTACGCTGTTCATTCCTTTGACAAAGTAAGCCAAATCGTCCTTAATCTTTACCAGATTATCAGTACCAACCGTGGCAAGTTTTCCGCCCATTTTTGATAATGCCGAAGCCGTATTTAAAATACCGCTGGCATCAATCATTTTCGTATCTTTCATTCCTGCAGCAAGATTTTTCATTGCCGCAGATATACCATAGAAAGATGATGTGTCTACATTTGAGAATTTGCTTAATGCGGTGGCAAGTGATGTAATCTCTTTTGATTTTGCACCCTTAAACCCTGTTGCCGCGTCAGACATGCTTCTAATTCCAGATGCTATGTTTGAAAGTTTACTGGTATCAAATGATAGACTTTTCCCAAGACTATCCAAACTTGATGCAAGTTTATCAATTGAATCACTCGCTTTTGCAGAATCAGCCTTAATTTTTATCTGTAATTCATCAATATCTGCCATGACCGCACCAACTTTCTACGCATAATAAAAAGACGGTAGGCTGTGACACCTTACCGTCCTTGATTTTTTACTGAATCAAAATTTTCTGCCCTACATAAATTTTGTTTGGGTTCTTGATCCCGTTATCTTTCTGCAATTTTGCAACCGTTACATTGTTTTCTTTTGCGATCTTTGAAAGCGTATCTCCGCGTCGTACCGTATACGTTATCTTTTTATCTTTAGACTGCACAGAAGCATCCGTTGATCGAATATCTCCATCGTTGCACCAGCCTACCGCAACTCCATTCTTTGAAAAGCAATATGGATTGTGCGTGCCCGCCTTGATTCGTGTAATCGTTCCGGAAGCATACTTGATGATCGCATCTCCAATACCAGCCGTGGAAGATTTGTAGTAAGAAGAAACCGTGATTTCCTCTCCAACCTTATGAAGTGTATTTTCTGGCTCCGGCATAACATTTACCGTGTCTACCGCTACATACAGTTCATTCAGATCGACGCATCCGGAAACACCAGCTACAAATCCCTTTGAACTGTACTGCCATCCGTAAAGTTCATGAAGAATATCAGGCTTCTTGTCTTCCGGTGCGTCCGCCGTAATCATCATAGGCGTACTGGACGGGTATCTTGCAACCCAAAACGGGCAATCAATATGCTCAAGATATGGCTTGATATAGCTGTTGTAAAAAGACAGACCCGTGTATACACCAAATTTGCACCCTGCGGCTTCAATGATCTTCTGATATTCATTGATAATAGAGACAATCTTATCACCAATATTCTGCTGGCACTTATCCTCTACGTCCAGCCATACCATCACATTTCTTCCGGAAAGAACTTCGATCACTCTTTGCGCATCGGTCCGCGCTTTTTCTGCGTTGGTTGCGTAGCTGTAATTATATACGCCCTGCACTGGAACGCCAGCTTCTGTTGCTCCCGTCCAGTTTGCTTCAAAATACTTGTCCGGCTGCAAATCTTTTCGGATTACTTTCAAAATGGCAAATTCAACGCCGTTCTCTGCTACTTTTGACCAGTTAATATTTCCATTGTAACCGGAAACATCAATACCTTTAATTTTCATGTGGCACCTCTTCTTTCTTTGGGTGGCTCAACTCATAATTTGATTGCTTAATTTTGAGTTTTGCCACAAATAATTCTCTTTGTTTCTGAATTTCCTCTTCTGTCATTTCAGAATCGTTTAACAAACTATGCTCTGTGATAGGCTTGTCTACATACTTTGATTTAGCTTTTTTACCAGCAAGACAATGTTCTACTGCCACCGATACCGCTGACAATCCATATGTTCCAAACCACATCCACATATCATTGTCTTTTTGCTTCTTCTCTAAGTTGTAAACGTCTGCATATGGCTTTAAATCAGCCGGACAAGACGTGTCTATGTCATGCACAGTAAATCCGTACCCCTTTGTAACTAAAAGCCAGAATGGGCGGATTTCCGTGCAATATGTTCCCCATGTAAGTTCTCTCTGTTCTTCTACTTTTTCCTCGGAGTTTTCTTCTCCGCTTCTTTCTGCTCTGCTTTGAGCAGTTTTGATAAAAAACCGTTTTCAAGTAACTCTGTTAAAAGTGCATTGTAAAGTTCCTGAACATCTGCATCTTCTCCGTCAAAGTAATCATCCAGCATGGCATATACTTTTCCAAGCTGCTGTTCCTTTTCTTCTTCATTGTCCGGGTTATAGCCAAGCTCTTCTTTATGGAACTTCTGCGCTCCAACAAGAATTAACTCTGGCAGAAATAAAAGGATTTCGTCAACCGCTTCCATATCTTCCATCTGGTTTAATTTTGCTACTTTCTTGATAATTCCGCTTTTCACGGTTGCTTCATATCCAAACTTAATCTGTAATTCTTTCTCTCCAAATTTTAATTTTGTCATATTCTTTCCCTTTCTCCCTTTTTATAGGGAAAGGGCAGTCCGAAGACCGCCCTATTCTTTTACACTGTTTCCTCAAGTTCCGATTCGGTTGTCTGATTATCGTCAGCCGATTCAACCGAACTATTCGACTGACGTGTTATTCCCCCGGTGTAAACGCCACGGCCGTGTCCATTCCCTTGTATTCCTCAATGGTAAGGTTCATTTCAACCGTCAAAAGCTCATTCTGACCAATCTCCGGCTGCGGTATCTGCTCCGGTGGCTGCGCAACAACAAAAAACGCATCTGCAAATCCTGGAATAATGGTTTCAAACCACATTCTTTTCCCATCGGTAAGCGCTTTGTACGCCGTGATAAGTGCTTCCCACTCTTCTTTTGTGGCGTCTGTAAGGTTTACCGTGATAGGGAATGAACCGCCTGTATCTGCGCGCCCCTTTACATATCTGGTAATTGCATCCTCTAAAGCGGATGCGTCGATCTGTTCCGGCTCAATGTTAATACCGCCAATCGAGTTAATTCTTGTGAGTTGTTTAAATGATGTAGGCTTTGTTCCGGCTGTCGCTTCTGTGCCATAGCCAAACGTAATTCCTAACGTAGACAATCCTGCTGCTGCCATTTTTACCTCTCTTTCTACCGCTAAATAATGCGGTTATCGGGCACATCTTTATGCACCCGGTGCATAAAAAATAGAGCCTTTCGGCTCTTTTACATCAATCTGTCGTTGGCTCCGATTATCCGCCGGAACCTTGCAACGCTTCTAAATTTTTTCTCGCTGTCGTTTTTAAACTCCGGCATTGCTGTGATTTGAAATCGCATCTGCTTAAAGGCATCAGCTAAAATAGCCATAATCCCTTTTGCATCGCTCTGCTTTGTGTTTGTAATGACGTCAACCTGTATTGTTTCCTGCACCGCATTTACGGATGTGCCCTCTAAATCTGCCCCACGTTCAAGCCCCGGCATCTCATGGATGTAAATAGTCGGGAAAACAGGGTCTTTATCAAGGTTCTTTTCAACCGTTGTAAATGCAGTTTCAAAATTCATGCTTTTGTATTTCTTCTGGAGTTTTGGTTTGGCAATCGTTACCACATTGGAAAAAATGTTTGTTTCAAGGTCAAATACCCACTGGTTGCCTGCCATTATCCAAACACCTCCTTCGCTGTCTGTGTAACAATCTGACGCAACTCATTTGCGGTCAGATACATGAATGGTCGGCTTGGCATTCCCTCTGTAAACCACCAATCGCCATTGTCGTCCTGATAAAACCATCCATATCTTCCATCTGAAATCTGATGGATAGTTTTTCCACTTGCGTACTGCCACGAAACACCCTCTGGCAGTTTCCCAGGATAAGGACTTTGCTGTCCCACAATTCCGGTTCCAAACTCAACAAATGCGGCATGGTCTGTACCGGCTATTACCGCCCATATACCGCCGCCCTTAGTGCTTCCTTCATATTCCGCATGAACACTTGAAATCAGTTCCGATGTAAATATTGCGTCAAGGTCAGCAATTTGCACTCTGGCAATCTCTACGCCCTTTTCCGCGAGTTTTTCTGCCAATAGCTGACATTTATATGTCAATCTGTTTTGATAGGCTCTAAGCTCTCGTATGGCGTTCTGAATAGACTTTTCAGACAGGCTCATTGTGATTACTTTCTTCCCCATGCCGCACCTACTTCACATTTTTTTGCAATAAGAACAAATCAACCGTCAATCCCTCGTCTGCGACACCTTTTACGATGTAATCAGCCGAATTTTCGTCAACGATTGTATTCTCTTCATCTTTGTACCTTACATCTGACCGTTTCCATACCAAAGAGCCGACGCTCAATGGAAGTTTCCCTTTGTCCTCGACAATCTGAACAAAGTTTGTTGAATTGTCAACGCCAAACTCTTTTATAAGTGCTTCACTCAACTTATTGCTGATTGAAGAATAAAAAACCACAGGCTTTTCATAACCTGTTGTATACTCTCCGGTTGTTTTCGGTATTTTGTTTCCATCCTCATCAAGGTAATAAATTACATTTCCATCAGAGTCGGTATATGACGAATATTCGATGTTTCCATCCTCGTCCGTCACATACACCGGAACCTTTCCGCTCTGTAGCGAATAATTCATTTTTTGCTTGTTAATTTCAAGCATTTCACTTCACATCCTTGCCGAACCGCTTCCACAGCTCAGAAAGCTTTTCCCATCCATACATTGCGACAAACGCAACAATAAATCCTGCAATAATAGCCGCCAAGATCATATACCATAAAATTGTTGTCTGTATGTACTGCATGTATGCCACAAACGCAGCGACCGTGATACCGATGGAAAGAACAAATACCAAGATGTCCGTCGGAACCTTAGAAAATACGCCTACACCTTTGATTACCTGTGTTACCACAGACACAACAAATGCCAGCGCACCAATAATCGCCAGAATAATTGTCATGTTAGCAATTACCGCCTGTATAATATCCATGATTAAACCTCCTTTTCATCATTAAGACGGGTTTCTATTCCGTCAATTCTGTGATGAGCCGATTTCACACTTTCCTCCACCTTTATGATCCTGTTGTCATGAGAATTGATTTCTTTTCGCATCTCGGAAACTTCATTTTTGATCTCGGTCGTGTTGTTTGAAATGGCATCCAACTTCATGTTAATGCGTGTGTTCTCCCTCACGCGCTCTTCAAGTTCCGTGTTGTCTGTTCTTTTGTTGCTCTTCAAGCCCATAAAGACGGAAAAACCAAGCGACAGCACGCTTATAATGATTGCTGTTGATATTTCAATCGTCAAATCATATACCGCCTTTCATTTTTTATGGCACACCGCCCACCACCGCTCAATGTGTGCCGCCTGCTACGTTTTGCCAACATCGGCAAAACGTAACGCACAATCTTCTAACCAGATGGAATCCCATACGGTTATAATGCTTTTACAAACGGAAATACTCCCACAAACAAGCTTTCCCTGTCTTTCCAGCTACGGCTTACGCCGTTTTCTGAATAACTTGCCATATAGGCTTCTCCTGCCTGTGAATGGTCGTACACGGCTAAATTGACGATTACATCCTCAAACTGTTTCAAGTCTTCGGATATTTTTTCATCCGTGTAGCTTTCCGGGTAATTCCGCTTGCTTACCACTTCATTTCTTGCCTGCTTGATAAGCTGTTCAATGTAAGGATTATCTTCTTTCTGGTCGAACACGACAACATCAGAAGTAACACCATCTTCATCCGTAACGGTTTCAATATGAAATTGTTTCAGTCTGATTTTGACCTGCTCTAATGTTGTATATTCGTCCATTCTTCCCTACCTATAATCCGAACTGCTCGATCAAAATGCGTTTCAGTTCCGCTCCGCTGATTTCTCCTGCACCCTCAATCCCATGTTCAGCGGCAAGTGCCTGTAAATCAGCAGTGCTCATTCTGTTAATCTCTGTCTTGGTGTACCCGCCGGAAGATTTCTCTCCCGAAACAATGTCCGGGATTTCATCTCCTGATTTATACCATCTTCCATTGCGTTTTACCGTGTATTCAGCAATCATACCGCACCTCCTACGCAACTTTCATGACAACAACGCTGTCCATGCCCTCAAAAGTAGGCAATCCGATCATTGACACAACGCAATGAGTGTTGATCGGATGATTTGTTGCGTATGTATATACCGAAATACCGGTTTCTACAATAGAAAGGTTTCCGTCTGTCAAACTTCCGCTTCTCTCTTCCGGTGTCTTTCCAAAGACATAATCTCCAAGGTACACGCCGGATGCCTGCGCTGAAATAACTCCTGTAGGAATAAAATATTTGGTGGCACCGTCTGCAGGGTCGATGTAAAGTTTGTCGTAAACTTCAATCTCGATGCCGTATCCTCTAAGATACTCTGTAACCTGCCCCTGCTGTAAGCGAATGCCGCCATTGTAAGCAGTAATTCCAAGCACCTGTTTCTTTGTATCTTCCGCTTTAAGGATCATTTCCCATGTTTCTGTATTCATACTAAAGCGTGCAAGGGAATATCCGGTTTTCTTTGCAAACTCACGTTTAATCTCGATAAGGTCATCAAGTGGCGTTGCTGTTTCGGATGCAGACCATTTATCGGTATCGCTTCCGGATATATCCTTGTAATGATCTCTCTTGTGCGCCACTCCATTGTCCGAAGTATAATCCACATAGTAGCTCTTTCCGCCAATTGTTACCTGTACTCTTGGAATACCATCAGATGGTGCTAATAACTGCCAAATCTGGCGTTCCGGCACCACTCTTGCCCCCTCAATAAGCATCATCGGTTTTTTGCTGATTTCTCTAAGCACCTGGTTTGCCATGTTGGAATTTTCTGCCGACTGGTAATTTGCATACTCCTGCTCTTCACGCTCTGTTACCATGTAAGATTCACGGTAGAAAGGCATCTTGTTCTGAATGTCCGAAAATTCACCAACGTCTCTTAACTCTGCCTGCGCATCAAAATTGGATGCCTTTAAGGATACTGGAAGACCGTTTTTTCCTTTGATAAATCTAAGCTCAAGGCTGTCCTGTTTTCTGGTTCCAAATTTCTGTCTACCTAAGTAAGGCGCAGAACCAAGCGTTTTTTCATAATTATTCCACATAACCCCAAGGCTTCTTGCGGTAAATGCTTCTGATAATGGTAATGCCATTCTCTAATACCTCCATTTCTTAATCAAAAAAAGTGACACGCGGTGTTGCTGCTTTTGCAGTTGCTTCCACGGTCACTCCGTTCGCTGTTACCTTTGCGTTGTCAATAGAACCCTGATATACATAAGTTCCAGGCGCATCTCCCATTGTTACGTCAACATCTTCCAGAAGATACCCTTTGCAAGATTCGTCATTGCTTGGGAAAGGTGTCCCTGCCTTTGCAATCTTCTTTCCGTTTGCATCGGCACTTGGCACCATTGTCTGCGGAACGATGCACGCCGCACCCTCATAAGGAAAGAATTTTAAAATTCCTTTACTCTGTGTAAAGTCTCTTTCAATCGGTTTTCCCATAATTTACCTCCTATAAAACATAATGGTCTTTGGCTTCTGCATTTTTTGCCGGTTCGCCAAAGCTGATACTTTCGGCATTTTCAGCATCTGCCGTTTTTTTATTCTCTCCACCTGCAGTACCGCCGCCCGGATTTTCAGAATTATTCGCAATCTCCTGTTCCTTTGCCTGCGCTGCTGCGGCTTCCTTTTCGGATGTAATCTTTCCAAGAGCGTCATAATCAAGGCTTCCATCATCTTTGACGACCGTTTTTGCCTGCTCTGCATTGATTTTTAACTTTTCCATCAATGCTTCGCGCTGATCTCTGATGGCATTTTTTTTCTGCATATCTGCAATCTGCTGATTTGCTGTCTCTAACGCCTTGTTTGCTTTTTCAAGTTCCGTGAGGTTTCCTGCTTCCATTTCATCCAGCTTTTTCTGCAACTCATCTGCGCTGTCTGCCTTTGCCTTAAGCTCTGCTGCTTTTGCCTGTTCTCTCTGTACGGCACTGCCGTAATCAGCAATGATTTTCTCAACATTTTCCTCACTGATACCCATTGCAATTAACTCTTCTCTTTTCATTGATTACCTCCGATATGTCTTTACGAATTTTTGCGGTGCAACGACACCGAATGACACTGTTGTTTTTTACGCTCACAACTTTGCGAATTTTTATAAAATAAAAACAGCCGCCGATTACTCGGTAGCTGTCTTATTTTGCTGTTTATTTAATTGATTTACAATTTCCTGTGCTTTTTGTTCCTGCTCTTCTGCATCATCAATAGTTTTCCATAAAGCACCCATGTATGGCTTAGACTGCAAAAATGTTTTTTCCGAATCGCCCCAGAGTCCGACCGTTTTAATTGCAATAAGAGGATGTATGCCGCACTCTAATAGCTGATATAGCGTTTGCGACTTTGTATACATATTGTCCTGTGGGCTATGATTGATTTGCACATCAAAATCTCTAACTGACAAGTCCAAATCATGATCTTTAACTCGTATTGCATTTAAGACAACTTTTGCAAGCCTTTTTTCTGCTGATTTCACAATTGGATCTTTTAACTTTGCACGGGTTTTTGAAAAATCCCATCCATTTCTCAACTCTACTGCGCCCTGTGTATCTCCGCCAGTGTTTCCCTGTTTGTTTGGTATGGCAAGAATTGATAAAGCATTGTCCCAAAGATCATCTTTCGCCACCTGGCACTGACTCTGGTTAAGTTCCTGCGTCATGATTTCAACATCGGCTTTGTTGTCCTTGTTGTTGGACTTTACCGTCAAAGCATGGCTCATTTTCATTTGTTCAAATGTCGCTGTGTCAATCTCACAGTTTACAAATTTTACCCAGTACTGAACAAACTGCTCAATTCCATCCATTCTGTTCGACTGCATATTGTTGATGGCATCTAGAAGACCTATGACAAGTTCAATGTCTGATATTCTTTCGTGGTTGTTTGGAAACTCAACAATAGGAATGCTTCCAAATGCGTGCAATTTCCATTCAGAAACTACTCCATTTTGAATTTTGCATGAATGACTGTCTGTATAGCACAGTTTGTACCATCTTCCATCCTCGTCCTTAAGTTCTTGTACTGCAATAACCGGTTCTTCCGTGCTCCGATTATAAATAACACACGTATTCATCGGAGTAGGAGCAACAATTTGAAATGGTATTTCTCCATTTGAAAATCTCACCGCCTTGAAAGATGTTCCTGTTGCTGACTGCCATTCACCAGCTTTAATGTCCTTTTCCTGCTTATTTGCGTCTACAAGATAGTCGTTCAGTGCATCCACTGCCTTGTTAATCGTATCATCATCTTTTCGACTAATAAACTGGATTGGCTCACCGTATGTCTGACCTACTTTGAACTGAACAATCTCATACGCATGATTTTCTACTATTTTGTTTGTAATATCAGCATTTTGTACCTTTAATCGGTATAAAATCGGCTGATCTCCTTTGTAATACCGCCATAGGTATTCTATTATGGTTTTGTTGTAATAATAATTACCGATGCAGTCTCCCACCACCTTGACAATATTGTCTGCTGTGATGGTTTCAACATCAGTATATAAAATTTTTCGCCCATAACAGCCCTTAACAAGATCTTGGAGAGATTTATTATTCATAATTGGCTCCTAAATAAACGTCATCCCACTGGATGTTGACCGGATTGGAAGAGATTTTAATTCCGTCTTCCCATTCTCCGGATAAAAAACAACTTTCTTGTGACATTTCCTACATTCCACAGAAATGTTCATTGTTGAACGCCCATCGTGTGTGGCAACTTTTCTTCCGCAACGCGGGCAATATATTGTTTTTGGTGTATATACCATAAAGTCCTCTTTTCTTTGCAAAAGAAAAAGCACCGGAGATTTCTCTACGATGCTTTTTCTGAATTGGGGGAGGTGAAGTATTCAACTTTTGTTGTTTTCTTCGATTATAACTATATCATTTTTTCAATATGACATTCTATGACATTTTACAAATAAGTTGCTCCATATTTTTGCTCGAATTTTTTTAATGCAATTCCATGAAGCCTTATTGTTTGTCTCCAAGAGTAATTCATTTCGGTTGCAATAACCTCAAATGTCTTTTTTTCTATGTACTTTGAAAACAACACATTATAGACATTCTCATCTTCCATGCTGTCTATCTGACTGACAATCTGATCTCTTTTAATAATATAATCATCAACCAGTGCATCGATCTTCCTTTCCATTTCATCAATCTTTGCCTGCTTCGTGCCTATCCTGTCAAAATTTGGTGTTGTCATTACTCTTTCTTCATTTGTAATTGACGATATGCTGCATGTCAGCTCTTTAAGTTGTGCAAGCTCTACCAGCTTATTATTTATCATCCGGTTAAGCCTGCTTATCTGGTTTAGATAGTCCTTTGTTGTCATATCAATACCTCCTAAACGGATTTACTGCCGCTTCTACTTTGGCTACGTTATTTCCATTTGTCACTCTAAGCGCAAAGTTTGAAAATACATCCGGCACATCATCCAACTGCTTTTTACCGGACACTGAATATCTCTTGAGAAGAGACATCATTACTCCATATGGCTCATTTGGCTTATATAATGATTGGTCTTTAAATATAACGTGCTGCAATATCCAGTTAGAGCACTGGAAAATCCTTGCTTCCTTGTTTGTCTCCGTCGGTGTGTCAGTAATGTTACATATCCATCCTTTTTTTTCGACACGCTTGTTTACTTCCATTGCGACACGGTCTCCGCCGGCGTTTCTCTCAAATTCACATTCCTGCACTTTGTTGTTTGTCAAAACATTTGCTGCATTTTCATACTGCATCTCATAATCTGCCGTGTTATCGCAAACACAATCTACACAGTAGTAATCCTCTCCGTATTTTTGCAATACCGGCAAAACAAAGTAATCCGTTCCTTTTCCCTTGGTATCGCACTGACCGGTTACAATCTCTGGCTCTCCATGTGGCAAATTAAGATACCGGCGTATTTTATCTTCCGGAAACAGCAATCCCTCTCGCTCAATCGGCTCCTGTTTGTAGAGACAGCGATATGATATGTCGTCCATCAATAATTGCTGGTCTTCAAAAAATTCTTTCGTAAACCCAGAAAATTCATAGTCAAAGTTGCTTTCTCCTGTAACTGGGTCTACATCCGGTACCGCAATAACCTTTACTCTCGGATTTCCCTCGTACATATTTTGGATGCGCCCTATGACGTCGTGTACGCTCCATCTTGTGGCAATATGTATTTCCTTGCAGTTCTTGCCGTCCGTGTCCTGTATCTTTCTCTGGCGGGCATCTACGGCATATTTATCCCACAATTTATCAAGGATAATGGGATTCATTGCTTCTTCGATACCGCCTATCATATCGTCAACCAGTAAGAACTTAGAAGCCCTTACTTTACCTGCATTCTTACTACCAACAGACGTACATTGTACGGATTGAAACGACTTGTACTTCCCGACATTAAACTGCTCCATCTTCGCATTTGTGCTCGTCACGGAAAGATCCGGGAAAATTTCATTCCATGTATACTCTTCCGCGTTTGTAACGATATCGTACACGCCGTCGTAATACATTCTGGTAATATCTCCGCTGTGCGAATAAAAAAGGCTGAAATCTCTCGGAAACCATCCGGCAACAAGTGCGTGAAACATTTTTTCTACCGTTGTTTTTCCTGCTCCCGGAACAAGGGATACGCACAGGATGTCATATCTATCATCAATCATGCCTTGTAAAGCCTGTGTAAGCCCTATTTTGAGAAATTGCTTTCTTCTTGGCATATAAAACCGTTCTTTAGGATCTCTTTTCTTTTCCAAATACTGGAAAGCACTATCCACAACTTTGTTTTGCGCTTCCAAAAGCAAAATCCCGTAATATTTGTCCAGAATTTCATAAGATACCTTGTTTTGGAATGAATATTTCTCTAAATCCCATGGTGTGCCACCTGTAGATTGAAAGATAAACTGCTCCGTCAGTTCTTTCGCTCTGGCAGAAACCTTTAATCCATACTCAACATCCTTTTCCGTCAGAATGGCTACCCTTGCCGCTTCTGCCATGGCATCCATAACCTGTTCATCAACGCCATGCACCTGTATGTAATTTTCATATCCATTTATTGTGGAAATTAGGCTTGAACTTGCCAAAAGAAAAGCACCTCCGCAAAAAGCAGAAGTGCCTTAAGACCTCTGCCAATAATTTTTGTTGGTTAGCGACTAACTCTGTTTGTTAGCCGGTAATTTTTTATTCCAATTTTGTTATGTTGTATTTTTCTGTTTTATCATCATATATTTTTGTTTCTAAAATTGCCGTGACGGATTCTCCAATTTTATTTGAATATTTATTATATGTGTCACTCCCGGATATAGCATATTCTTTGCCATTATATTCAACAGTAATCTTGTAAACTGCCGGATGTGTAATTATTGTTGTTGTTTTACCATTAAAAATCGGTGTTATATATGCTGCTCTGTGGTATTCATCCACTACCTTAACAGTAACACTTGAATATTGTGTATCAACACACTTTTTACATCCAATCAAAGATAATAAAAACAATGTACATAAAATAAAGCATATTATTTTCTTTTTCATAATGATTCCTTTCTTCTGATATACAGCTTAAATTATTGCTGTACAGTGTTCTACCTCAAATTCATTATTTTCGACGTTATAAATTTGAACTTCATTTTTGTCCGTCTTGTATCTATCAAACACGCACGAAATATTTATGCCATTTCCAACATATCCAACGCTGTCCGCATGGAAGTCTATGTTGTATACCTTTTTCTGCCATTTCCCGTTGGCATAAATCTTTGTGTAACCGCCTTTTCTAGTTTTGATTATAATTTTTGAACGTGTTTTTTTCATTTCCAATACACCTTGAACCCTTTCGCCGTGTAATTACCAACTGCCTGTTTCAGCTCTTCCTTGATTTTATATTCCTCTCGAAGAATGATTGCTACCTTGTTCTTTTCCACAGCGTATATACCGCATGTAACAGCGTTACTCGCCGTATCAAGAACTGCTTTATACTGTTTGCTGTTCATCTCGTATGTGCTGTTATTTATATTAACAATCATTTTTCATAAACCTTTCAAAATCTTCCATACATTTATAGCACAAGTCGTATGTGACATTTAAAATACCATTCTTTGTAATTGAATTCCCGCACAATATTCTTTTTTTAATTTCTGCACCACACCTGTCGCAAGTGCACCATTCTTTTTGATGTTTCATTCTTACACCTCCACACAATCGCATTTTGTGCAAGAGCCAAGACCTTTAATGTAATGGCTTCTCGTATCTTCAATGTTTCTGCAATCTATGACTTTCCCCTCATCAATACACTCTTGCAAGTATTCGCATTTATCGCATTTCGTATCTTTTTCAACATGTCTTACTATTTTATATTTTTTAAAATATGGACATGTACAAAGATCATCATACAATTCATCGTTATGGTTTTTATCACAAGAAAAAAATGGAAATTCATCACATGTTTCTTCATCAAATAGGTAATCTTCGTCAAAATATTCACATTTTTCACAGTTAATCGCCATACTCACACCTCAATCAAAGTGTCAATCAGTTCTTCCAGTTCCTTTTCTGTCTTTTCTTTCGGAGTTTTTCTAAATCTTGTGGAAACATACTCCAAAATAGCTTTTATCTTCAAACACTCTTCTGGACTTGGAAAATAATTCTTCGGACGTACAGTTTCTTTGCAGATATACTCTGCATTTTCCATACCAAGACAGGATAAACAACTGGAATATATGGGTAATGAACTGCATTTGAATAATTCAGCCTTAATCACTAAATGTTCTTTGTCGTATTCAAAATTCTTATCATGTGCCTTTAATTTTTCTTTGATTTCATCAAGGAACTCAACGCATTGCTTTGTTGAATAGCCAACATACACAAATTCAAAATACATACTCACACCCCATTTTGCGTAAAAAATACCAACCATCGAATAGCGGCACAAGGAATCGAACCTTGTCATACCAAACCATGCCAACCGCTTTCAAATCTGCAATTTCTATTCACGGAAGGGTTTTATGTTACCAATGATACCGCTTACCATCCATACATCTTCCATCGACCTGAACTATTGCAGTAGTGCCAGACTAAGTGAAGATAAGGAATTGATGTGGCGTGGATTTGCACCACGCAGGAGTGTACAATCTGGTCATCTATGTTGTCGGTTTCAACCAATTCTCTACGACAATTCCGTTTACCTATTCCGTCACACATCAACACCCAATTTTGTTCGGGCAAACGCAGTGTGTAGGATTCGAACCTACAAGGCGAATAAACGCCCGACCGGATAGCAACCGGCTCCAATTCCA